ACAGGTGGAGTAGATCCAATCCTATTTCTTTCGTTTTTCTTTATTATTTCTATGTTCTTTCCTCTGTTTAAACATATTGTTCTTAAATATGCAAATCCTTTACCACTAAGATAATGTCTTGATTGATAAAATCTTTCTATTGCATATTGAATTACTTTATCTTCAACATCTTTTATACCATAAAGAAATTGAGAATAACTTTTTCTTGATTCTGATGGTATATTTGCCATTATTAAACTAGCTATTTTATTTAATAATTTTATAGTTTTTTTATTTTTTGACTTTAATATTTTATTCATTTGAGGACCGATTCTTTCATTATTAAAAGGATCATACCCACATGCTGGACATTTAAATACTTTAGAATCTCTCAAATTCCCCCCTTTTTACATATTTTACATACTTGTTTTTCTTTCCCATAAGTTGGAAAATTAAGATAATAAACAATTTCTGTTTTAATTCTGCTAGTCATTGCTCTCCCAATTAATTCATAGCATCGTTTACATTTATGACAATACTTTATTCTTTCATCTGCGTGTTGACTATCTTTACCCATAATTATACTCTAAATCATCTCCTAAATTATCATTCTCATCGCCTGGATCGTTAGGGCTAATATAGTGCACTTCTCTATATTGTGTAGAATGATTTGAATACTCTTTTGCTATCTTATATCCATCATTAAATTCATCAAGATATTCAATTGTTAAGTCTAACAATTCTTCTACATTGACTAATTTGCATCCTTCATTTATTATTTTATCTTTAATTATTCTTAAACCCTCTTCTAAGTGTTCTGATTTTTCTTTATATCTAGACATATAATCTGTTAATCCTTCTTTTTTAAATGGTTTTGGCATATTAATCTCCTATTATTTTTATTTCTGTTGTTTGAGCCCATCTATGTTTACCTAAATAAAATTGTCTATCTTTTTCTGGATGACAATCTGCTCTTAATACTAATACTGTTGTTGAACATTCACCATGATCTGCGACAATAGCTCTTAGACCAGATCCTGTATCTACTAATTCTCCAACTCGTACATCTTTAATATATTTAAATCCCTTAGAAGGATTCCATTTAGGCCCATTAATCAGAGCAGCTTTTGCAAGTTTGCTCGCTTCCCCTAATTTTCTTTTCATTTTTGTTATCGATTTCAATTTGCTTATCCCCTTGTTTTATTTGTTCTTTTATACCTTTAAAATCCTTTAAAAGACTATCAAACATTTTTTCATAATATTCTTCTCCAAGATTTGCAGATGCTTGCTTAGCCATTACTAATGCTATTATAACATAACCTATTTCGGGATCTGTTAATTTAATTAATGCGCTTGATGGTTTACTCATCTCTCTTTCCTTTTTAAATATTGAGGGTAGCCGCCTTGGAGAACGAAGGGAGAGACGAGAGAGAGATATGCTTAAAATCGACTACCCTCGCCTCTAATTTACCTTCATTAACCATAAGAATGGAAACCCTTTTTTTCCTTATTTAGAATGGTACATCGTCATCAAGCTCTTCCAAACTTAATGTATCTCCACCTTCCCATGCTTTTAATGTGCTTACTTTAAATGTAGATCTTTTTTCTTGTTGATCTACTGGTAAATCACGAGTTTCTTTAGTGACATATTCTTGTCTTTGTACATTAACAAGAACAGGTTTTCCTACAACATCATCTTCTTCTACTAACATTAATTTCTTAATGCCTTTGTTATCTTCACATTTAATGCCAAGTTCTTCTAGTAGTTGAAAATATCTGCTATTTTTACCTGCTGATGATGTATCAGTAAATACCCAGAATCCATTATCATACATTTTTCTGTCTTTTAAATGAGTACAGTCAGCAGTTGCTTGACCATCACCATTCAGTACTGGTATTTTATCTCCACTTGCATCTTTCTTGTAATTGTATCCATCCATTTCCCATAATAGCTGATTGCAATCTGCTACTTCAGCTGCTATTTTATATGTCATGTTTACAACGATAGCTTCTCCAGCTCTTGTATTAACTTCTTTAGTAGATAAAGATGTTATATGTGCTGGGTACTCTCCTTCTTCGATTGGTAGCCATGTATTTACTGCTGTTGAGTCAAATACTGCTTCTAGTGCTTTCGCCATTATTACTCCTATTTATTTGTTGTTTTTGTTGTTGTGTATTTATTAAGCAATTCACTATAGGCTGTTTGAAACTCAATCATCTCTTTAGATGGTTCTGTTCCATTAGAGCCTCGGAAATATAACTTAGGTTCTACAAACTTGCCATCGGCAGTTTTAATAAACCTTTTAGTGCTAGTTTTTTTAGCAACTAAGTTTCTTTTTCCTAACTCAGCCATTGCTTTATTTGATAAGACACCTTCTTTTTTCAAAGCTTCTGTGTCTTTTACTGAGATTTTTCCCATTTTATTCTCCTTTGTTTATATTAAAGTCTTCCGGTTGTGGAAGAGGTTGTTCTTCTATTGTGAAAGTATGGAAAGATGGATTAACAGTTAAAGATTTTTTATCTTCTGTTTTAAATACCATCATTGGTTTTCCATTTAAAAGTCTAGTCCCTTTATAAACTACTCTTCTAAATTCTTTTCCATCGTTAGTGCCTATTGTATAACATTCTTCTTGTGTAAGAAGTGAATGAATTTCTCCATAGTTATTGTTTAGACTTTTCATTTTTTTTCTCCAGCTCTCTATCTAATTTTATTTTAGATGAATTATAATTTGCAGTATTTATTGCTTGATCTTTAATCAAATCATGTATTTGTTCCATTCTTTCTTCACTTATTTCACTTGCGATTAATAAAATATCATTCTTTTGTTCATCTGATAGTGAAACATCTTCAACTTGATTACGATATACATCATCAGCAATATTTAAATACATATTAAATGCTTTTTTAATACAATCTGTATTAGCTGATTTAACATCATTACCTATATCTACAAATTCGTTAGTTCCTCTCTTCTTTTGTATTCTATGAGCAGCTACCATATCAGCTTTTCTCCAAATACCTTCATCATACCAAGTAATTCTACCATGTACTACATAAGCTTCACTACCTAATACTTCTGATTTTTCTATTGTCCAAGACCAACCTGGATATTCTTTATCCGCTACTTCTCTCATATAAGAAAATTCTACATAATCTAATCCCATTTTTTTCTTAACAAATGGTTTAGGTGTTTTTATTCTAGATACTTTCTTATGTTTTTTTGTTATTGCTTGTCTTACTGAATCTGTTGCATCCAACATTTGTTGATCTACAACAATTACTTCATTATTATTGCTCATTTTATCTCCTTTAGTATTTCTTTTTTTTATCTGCTAGCGTAGATGGACAGATACTATAATATTGACAATATCTACATTCCCAATCTTGAACAGGTACACCATATGTAATTTCTGGTATTAACTCATCTTCAAATCCTTTTTCCATATCTTCTTTCATTTCATATACTTCTGTCCAATATTCCAATGCTTTATCTATCCATTCATTACTAACTATTTGTTCTCTCATTTGAGATGTATTTTTATTATACCATATTAAATACATATGAATTTTAGTTGGTTGTAAAGGGATGTTAGCAAATCCCAATTTATTTTGCATTGCTAAAGCATAAGTACCTAATTGTAGTTTGTAATTAGTGTCTGTACTTGCTACTCTATTTTTTATCCTACCGAATTTTGTTGTCCATTTATATGCAGCTGCAGTTTTAAAATCATAAAGATAAAATACTGATTCATCATTATCTTGTATAAATTCTCCAGCATCAAATGTTCCAACAACATCTAATTCTTCTATTTTAACTTTTTCTTCGATATATATTCTTTTATTAGGCTCTGTTTCTGCTATACTATCTTGATACATACACATAGCTTCTTCTAAATCCTTATGTACAATAGTTCCAAGCCTTAGTAATCTAAATGATGCTTGATCTTTATCATCAGATGGATAATCATAATAAGAATACATTTGTTTTCTATAACAACTACCTGCGGATGATGCATGAAAAACATTTTCATCTCTTTCTCTTAAAGAATCTTGATGTTTTAAGTAGTCATTATATATGTTTTGAATGTCCATTTATCCCTCCATAAATGTAGTCTAAATTTAATAATATCAAGGTTTACAGTCAATCGAAATATATGCTGGCGTGGATAGTTACAACAATAAAATGAGTATTAAGCAATTATAATACGAACAAATTATTATTCTCGAGACACCACTGCCAGCTTATATTATTCCACATACAATTTTAATAAATATTAAATCCGCCAGAGTCTCCACAAAATTTTGCAAATTCCATTACAAAATCTGGATCAAATGTATGATCATCACTTAATCCATTATAATATTCTTTATTTTCATGTGCATGATTGCTTTTAAAAAGCTCTTCTAATCTTTCTGATATTAAAAAGGCTTTTTCTGCATTAATTTCATATCCATCATTATATTCACCTTGTAACATATCTTCTTTAGACAATATATCATCACAAGTATCACAAGTATAGTTCCACAATGGTCTCCAATACCATACATTTGCTCGAAAATATTCTCCTTTTTGACTTTCTGGGTTTACTGCATATAAATCCATTCCCATATCTCTCTCTCCTTTTATTTTAATCTATTAGTTCATCTAATGTTTTATTTATTATTTCATTATTTATATCTACTTTATTTTCTATTCTATGTAATCTCCATATCATTGATAATTGCATTAACAACATCATTAACATTGTAAATTCCCAATATGGAAAGTATTCAACACTAAATAAAGATTCCCAATAATATCTCATTTATTACTCCTTTAAGTTTTTTGGGGCATATTCGCACTTTTTTAATAAAAAGATCAAATTAGAGCCAACTAATTTCATTTGTAAAATATACCCCAAATTATTTTATTTTTGATTTATGATGTAAAAATATCCAGTTCCACAATCATCGTCTTCAAAATCTACTTCTTCTAACTTAATATTCCCATTAAATTCATTTGAATTGATTCTTTCTAGATGTCTATTTGCAATTTTATCTCTAAAGCCAATACTCACACACCTTCTGTCTGTGCCTAATTTTTTAAATTTATAGTCTTCATATCCACATATTCTTAATAACATTGCAACTTTATGTTCATCATCAGTCTTAGGTTGATTTGATTTTTTTTCTTTACTCATACATTCACCACCACTGGAGAAATTAATCTATTTGTTACTGTACATTTTCTTTTTTCTATTGTTCTTAAATGACCACCTTTTTTTAAATCATTCACTCTCCCACTAACTGCATTAATATCTATGCCAGTTAATTCTTCTATTTCACGCAATGACATACCATCGTCTTTTAATTGTCCGTATCTTTCGACTGCATCGAATATGATTACTCCTTGTACTGTAGCTTTCCCTTCTTCATTTATCTCTTTGTATGCTATCTTACTTGTTGTTGTTACACTCATGTTATTCTCCTTTATTATTGTATGTTAAACCACCAGAGGTCATTTTGTATTCTTTTGTTATTTCTTGTCCTTCACCTTTTATATAAGGTTCAATCCATTTTATACATCTTATCATTTTTTTACCCATATCGTCATATTTTTCTTCACGATGCATAAATAATGGTATTTCAGATATTTTTACTTCATCTTTATACCAAAAAGAATGCCAATGACCACGAACAGTAGTTTTGTATTCTAGCTTTTTATTTACATTATTCTTATTTGAATAATTTTTATTTTTATTAACAGATCCATTAATATAATTAGTTCTAGTACCTCCAAGTATATTATAATTCATTTGAGTTTCTTCTCTCTCAATGTATTTTTTTATTCTTTTTGGTTTTAATTTCTTTTTTTTACCTTCTATTAATACAGATTCTCTGTTAATAGATGTCATATATAAAAGAACTTGAATAATTATATTTGTAAAATGCATTAATTGACTTTTCAAGCCTTCTTTCATGCCTTCATTAAAACAAGAATTTTCCATTACTTGTTGTTGTACTTCACTAATTCCTTTTGTTTTTTTAAAAGATTCATAAATTGCATTAGTTATGCTTTCATCTTTTGGAACAAGTAATTCCCAATAAGTATTAACTGGATCTAACGAGCTAAAGTGATTTGAATTTTTCTTTGTTATTCTAATATGTACATCAATTCTTATAGATGTATATCCTTTTTTTATTGTGTCATTTTCTATGTTTATAAACGCTCCTTCATAATCAACTTTAATTTTTTCTGATTCTTGTGTAATTCCATTTGTTTCTTTTACATTAGTTATTATACTATTTGGTTCAAACATTAAGTAAAAAGATCTAAATGGTGATTTTAAATATTCTGTTGATGTAGGAAATTCAGTATCTCCTAATGCATATAATAGATCTTCTTTAATTAGGACTGTATTATTATTTTCTTGTCTAAACATATGAAAATGATAAAGTATTCTTGCCCATTTATTTAAAAAGTTATTTATATCTTCTTTTATAACTTTTAATATAATTTCAAAATTATCAAATCCATTCTTATAGAAATTATACATCATGGTTTCAAAATACATAGAAGTCATTGTATTGATTGTTTTAATAATTGTTTCATTATTAGTAAATGCAGCTGGAAGAAACTTTGTATCAGCTTCAAAATTTGTATTAAATAGTTCATCAAATTCATCTTCATTAAATTTGCCATTTAATTTTTCAACGCATTTTTTAGCAAGATCTTTCCATAGCTTTTTCAAATGTATCGGATTGTTATATACAATATTTTGACCTTCAGAACTATGCAAACTCCAATCATAAGTATTATTTAATATATCTAATGCTTTAGGTACAAAATTCATATTAGATAACTCAGCTTGTTTTATATATCTTTCATAAGCTGTCATTCTTGGTGTATGTAACATTTTATTTATCCTTTAACCATGATTTTGCAAGTTTATCATAGTCCTTCATTATTGTTTGCCATTCTTTTATTGACATTGATGTTAATCTTCTAGCTTCTGGATTATACATATTGTATTTTCCACTTTTCCTTATTTTTTCATATTCTAGAAACATTTCTTTTGTTATTATTCTCATATCCGCACCTTTATGTTTTATTTAATATAATTAAGTTTTTCTTCTACTAATTCCCAAGTTTTAAATATTTCTAAAGCATCTTCTTTACTTATATTAAAATCATTAGAAAGTTCTTTAATTATATTATCTTTATTTTTCATAATTAATTGTCTTACTTTTATGTTAATGTATGGAACTCCATAATCACATAAAGATGTTAGATATTCTTGTTTATCGAAATCACTCATTATAGCTCCTTATTATTATTTATTAAATTAAAGCCTGCATTTCTTATGAAGGTAGCAGGCAAGAGGAAACAACTAGTATTGCTCAACCTTATCTTCTTCGTTATTAATTATCGGGCATTGCTTATAAGAGGATAATACGGAGTTCTCTTTATATACTTTATTGTAGTTGTGAGTATAAGTATAAACAATGCCCTTTGTAATTTGTTTTAGTTTTATGCTATGGAAAAACACCTCTTTGGGCAAAAAACCTTAAGCCAATCTCATGCATAAGAAGGCTATCGTTTGGTTAACTGCAGTTTAATAAAAACGGAAGAGCCTCGGGCCCCAAATCTCTGCATCAACTCTTCCAAGTTTAATTCTCATCTTACTATGTATTTAATACCATCGACACTTCTTACCATTGATACCTTCTCCCATCTATAATGATTAGCACAATAGTAATTTTTATGTTTAATGATATTGAATGTATTAGTATGATACTTATGTTTTTTATTATCCCTATCTATTAGTGAGTGCGAAGTAGTATGAACACTACACCCATTTAACATTAACAAGACTATTAAGTATTTCATTTGTGATCTTTGTGCATATTTTTAAATTCTAAATACAATGAACCATAGACAAATACACATACTATAAATATTATGATTTCTAAAATAAATTTATCCATTATTAACAATTTCCAATGATTAGAGGTTATCCCCCAAGTTAATACAATATCGATACTAATATATAAATAAAGTATATACGACCTTTTATTGCACCTTTTAACAACAATAGTAATAAAACAATAGAAAAAGGGGGAGGAAGACCCCCCCCATTCTCATAGTTACATCCCTTCTTCCAATGCTAGCTCATCCATGAGTTGCACAATATTCGATTCATCTGGATGTTTCTCAGTAAGCTGAGTCTTGCCAGAATCAAATTTGATTAGGTACATATCTTTGCCTTGGTAGGGCACTGTACCTTCACTCACTAATGCCGTTGTGAACACTACTTTCTGTTCACCAGTATTTTCATCAGTAATAGGGATAGCTATTTGGGTTGTATTTGCCATGATTAACTCCTTATGTTATTTTTATTTATTGGCTAACTAAAAATCGGATTTCCATAAACCCGTTATTGGGTATACGAGCTAAATATATGTCTATTTCAAAATCCTACAATTTTTTTAGATAAACAACTTGGGTAAAATACCTTTTGATTATAGTTGACTTATGGTTTAAATTAATAGGGTGGTAGGGAAGGGAAAAAATAATGTATAATAAAAATATGGCTAAATTTATAGAAGAATTAGCTCGACTACCTGTGAATGTACAAGAAGTGATTTTAGAAAATTTATCACAAGAAATGGTTCCGCTAGAAATAAATGGAAGCATTTATATGGTACATGAAGAAGTATCAAGACTAATAGATAATCTTTTACTTCAATTAGAAGAAAGTGGGGAGACTGACAATTGGCCGAAAAAAGAATTATAAAAAAAGTTCCCCATTATGTCTATGATGATATAGACGAATTTAAAAAAGACCATCCTAATACAGTTGTTCATTCAGATTGGAGAAATGCCGAAGAAGGTTCATGGGTATATTCTGATGATAATAGAATCGTACAATTATTAAAAGTATCAAAAACAGTTAAACATCATAAAGATAGCAAAAATTATCAATTTGCTAAAGGATGGGTAAGAACTGTTGTAGGTAGCTTTATAAATCGACCAAATGTAAAAATGGATACAGACTTTGATAATCATCCAAACAGATATACATTCTCTACCAACATAAAGAACACTTCTGATAGAGTTCATAAAAGAACAAAGACAACTAATAAAGAAAAAGAATTTGCAGTAAATGTAGTAACTGGTATGGGAGCCGTAGATGCTTATAAAAAAGCATACTCTGAAATGTCTAATCAGAAGGCAAGAAAAAAAGCAACAATTTTATTAAAACAGGAAAGAGTAATGAAAGAAATAGAAAAATCTGTTCTTGATGTAGCAAAAAGTCTAGGGATAGACCATGATTATATATTAGGAAAATTAAAAAATCTTGCTGATTATAGTGAAGACGATAATATCATATTACAATCCACAAAAGAATTAGGGAAAATCGTAGGTACTTCTGGTAATATAGTAAAACAAAAAGAAATGGGATTATTAGGTGTATTTCAAGGATTTTCGCCAGAACAAATTGAAGGAGCTTCTAGGGAAAATCAATTACTAGAAGATAATCAACAAATAAAAACCGAGGAATAAAGGAGAAAGTAATGGGAGAAATGGACGATATAAGAAAAGATGCGGATGGCAATGTTATAGGATGCCCTCATTGTGGTGCAAGAGCACTTCATAAAAGTGGATTTCTATATAGAGCAAATAGTAAAAAACAACAATGGAAGTGTATGGCCTGTGTAAGAAAAACAGTGAGGCCAACAATACTAGAAGAAAGTCCATTTAAAGTAGAAGATAGAGATCCCGAAACAATACCAATAGAAGAATTAATAGAATTTAGACAAAAACAATACAAACAAAAGAAAACAAGTAAAGAGAGTAGAAAGCTTATACGGATAGATATTAAAACAAAAGGGCCAATAGGGATTGCTCATTTTGGAGATCCTCACGTCGATGATGATGGTACGGATATATCTCAAATACTGCATTATATGAATATTATTAATAATACAGAAGGAATGTTCGCAGGGAATTTAGGAGATATACAAAATAATTGGATAGGAAGGCTGGCTACTTTATATGGACAACAATCTACATCTGCAAAGGAATCATGGAGACTTACTGAATACTTTGTTAATAAATTAAATTGGTTGTACTTAGTCGCAGGAAATCACGATGTTTGGTCAGGTGATGGTGACCCTCTAGAATTTATTATGAGAGATCATAAAGGATTGTATGAAAGATGGGGAGCAAGGATGAGACTCGTTTTCCCTAATGGAAAAGAAATTACAATTAATGCTCGTCATACATTTAAGGGAAATTCAATGTGGAATACAGCTCATGGAGTTGCAAAAGCAGTCCAAATGGGATGGAAAGACCATATTCTTACTTGTGGGCATACTCATGTATCAGGTTACCAAGTATTAAAAGATCCAGCTTCTGGAATTATTAGCCATGCATTGCAAGTAGCGTCATTTAAGATAATGGATAGTTATGCAGATAAATTAGGACTAGATGATAAAAATATATTTAATTGCCCTGTAACAATTATTGATCCTACAAAAGAAGATGATGATAATAGATTAATCACGACAATTTTCAATCCAGAAGTAGCAGCGGAATATTTAACATATCTTCGCAATAAATAGGTTAAATTAAGAAATGTCAAAAATAGATAAATTTATATATAATGCTGAATTAGTAAGAGTAGTAGATGGGGATACCTGTGATGCTATGATTGATTTAGGATTTGATACATGGGTAAAAAAACGAATTAGATTTATGGGTGTAGATACTTGGGAATCAAGAACAAGGGACTTGGACGAAAAGAAAAAAGGTTTAGAAGCAAAAGCTTACACAAAAAAAATGCTAGAAGACTCAGATGAGGGAAAATTCACTTTAAAGTCTCATGGTACTGGTAAGTATGGAAGAGTACTGGGAGAAATATTTATTGAAGGAGAAGATTCTAGTTTAAATGATCTACTAAAAATAAATGGGCATGCTTATGAATATCATGGGGAAAAGAAAAAAGAGTTCAAAAAGTAAAGAGAAAGGATTGCATATATCTGGGAATTATACCAGATATGTATCAACTGATGGTTATAAATTTTGGGCAAGGGGATTAGATGATGCAGTTCAATACTGTCAAGTAATGAATTGGAAATTGGAAGGAGAATATGAAAAAAAGAAAAACATACAGTAAGCACGATATTAAAAGAAATATTCAAGAACTTGAAAAAGCTATGTATTATTCAATAGAAAGAATAACAAAATTTGAAACAGTGTTTAGTAATTTTGTTGAAATGCAAGGACTTGAAGATGAATTTCAAGAATTTTTAGATGGCAAATATAAACAAGAAGAACATAAGCAAAGCTGAAGAAACTTTACAATTAGCGTATAAAGATCTTATATCCTTTGGAAAACTTTTCCTCCCAGATGATTTTATGCGAAGTGAAACTCCTTTCTTTCATTATGAAATTGCAGATGCAATTGACAATAAAGAAATAAAGCAAACTGCAATTATTGTACCTAGAGGCCATGGTAAAACTGTTTTAACAAAAGCCTCAATTATAAAAGATTTTGTATTTGCAACTAAAGATAATTTTTTATTTTATGCATGGGTATCCGCTACACAAAAACTTAGTGTAGGGAATATGGATTATATTAAATATCATTTAGAAAATAACGAATCTATAAAATATTATTTTGGCCCAATGAAAGGAAAAAAATGGACTGAAGAAGATATAGAATTATCCAACGGATGTAAACTTATTAGTAAAAGTAATGTAGCTGGTATTAGAGGTGGTGCGAAATTACATAAAAGATATGACCTTATTGTACTTGATGATTTTGAACACGAAGCAAATACAATTACAAAAGAAGCTCGAGATAAAAATGCTAATCTTGTAACTGCAGTTGTTTATCCTGCTATTGAACCTCATACTGGAAGACTTAGAGTGAATGGTACTCCTGTCCATTATGATTCTTTTATAAACAATCTTTTAAATAATTTTGCTAAAGCAAAGAAAGGTGGAAAAGATAAAGAATTTGCTTGGAAAGTTATTACTTATAAAGCTCTTATAGATGAAAAAACTCCCCTATGGGAAGGATGGTTTCCTTATTCAAAAATACAAGAAAAGAAAAAATTCTACGCTGATTCAGGTCAACCTCAAAAATTTTATCAAGAATATATGATGGAAGTAATGAGCGAAGAAGATTCAATATGGAGAAGAGAGCATATAAAATATTGGGAAGGTTATTATAAGCATGAAGATGGAATAAATTATATTGTAAAAGATGGAAATGATTTACCAGTTAATACATTCATAGGATGCGATCCAGCGACAGATATTGATACTAAGCATAGTGATTTTTCAGTAATAACTGTAATTGCCATTGATGGTAATAATGAATTATATGTATTAGAATATGAAAGGCATCGAAGTATTCCCACTATTGGATCTAAGAATCCAGAAACAAATGAAATTATTGGAAAAAAGGGAGTGGTAGATATTATTTTAGAATTACATGAAAAATATAATTGTATGTCATCTACAGTTGAAGATGTTGCTATGAATAGAAGTATATTCCAAGCTATGAATGATGAAAGAAGGAGGCTAAATAAGTATGATATTTCTGTAATTCCACAAAAACCAGGAGGAACACAGAAAAGAAATCGTATTTATAGTGGACTTTCTGCCCGATTTAGCACTGGAACAGTACATTTAAGGAAAAATATGTTTGATTTAATAAACGAAATCCTTACTTTTGGCCCCAAAATGGCTCACGATGACACAATAGAGAGTCTTTATTACGCACAAATTCATGCTTTTCCACCAAACATGAAGAAAGATAAAGGCAAAAGAAAGTGGTTTAAGCCAAAAAGAAAAGCAAAAAATTGGATGGTCGCATAATGGCTGGAAAGAGTACACATAATATTGAAAATCCCAAAAGCATGGGTAAATCATCTTTGGAAACAAGATCTAAAATGGGTTCTACTGAAATAGATGTAGGAGGACCAAAGCATTCATATTGGCAATCTTTTATGCCAAAAGGTAAATCATTTGCTCCTAAAAAATTAGACACTTTAATGTCTCAAAAAAAATATAAATAAAATATGCCTAAATTTGGTAAAAGAAGTAAAGACCGATTAAAAGGCGTAGATGCTAAATTAGTAAATGTTCTTAACGAGTTAATTAAAATAATGGACGTTACGATTATAGAAGGACTTCGGAGTAAGGAGCGGCAGGAGCAATTATTAGCACAAGGGAAAACTAAAACTAAGTATTCCAAACATCTAGAAGGAAAAGCTGTTGATCTCGCTCCTTACCCGATAGACTGGGAAGATAGAGAGCGATTTCATTATATGGGTGGAATGTTAAGAGGTATAGGACATCAATTAGGACTAAAAATTCGTTGGGGTGGCGATTGGGATTCAGATGGTGAAATTAAAGATAACGCATTTGACGATTTAGTTCATGTAGAAATAAGGGAATAATGGCAAGACAATCTAAAAAAGAAGTAGATAATATTGTAAATTTATTTACAAAAGCAAATTCTACTGAAAGAGCTAAATGGCAACATGATGCACAAAAAAATTATGAATTTTTTCTTGGAGAGCAATTAACAGCATCTGAAAAAGATAATTTGCAATCAGCCGGTATGCCAGATTTTGTTATTAATAGAATTACTCCAGTAATTGAAATGATGAAATTTTTTGCAACTGCAAATAATCCTAAATGGCAAGCTGTGGGAGCTGATGGAAGTGATTCAGACGTAGCTGCTGTACATGCTGATATTGCAGATTATTGCTGGGCTAATTCAAATGGAAATAGTATTTATTCAAGTGTTATTCAAGATGCTCTAGTAAAGGGCATTGGTTATTTACAAGTAGATGTAGATCCAGATCAAGATAGGGGAATGGGTGAAGTTATATTTAACTCAGTTAACCCATTTGATGTTTATGTAGATCCAACTTCTAGGGATTTTTTATTTAGAGATGCTAGTTATATTATTGTTAAAAAAGATATACCTAAAGAACAATTAATAAGATTGTTTCCAGATGATAAAAGAAAAATAAAAAATATACAATCTAATCAGTTAACAAATGATAATTATAGTGAAAGAGATATAACTGATACTGAAATTATATTTAATTCTGATGTAAAAAATTCTGCATATACTAAAGAAGGCGAAAATGATGAAATAGTGGATTATTATGAAGCTTATTTTAAAGAAAAAATACCCTATATCAATTTATTTATTAATAGACCTCCTTCTCCAGAGCAAATGTCTCAAATTGAAAAAGATGCCAATGATTCAGTAGAAGCATTAGCTAAAGAAATGTTTGTAGAGCTTGAAGAATCAAAATTGAAATTATCTCAAATGGTAGAACAAGGAGAAATGATAGAAGAAAGAGCTTTACTAGAAATAGAAAAGTCTCAAAAAGCGATGGAAGCTGAATTAGAACAAAGAAAAACTGTTATAAAAAGTCAATTAGCGGATGCAAAATCTAAAGTAGAGAATAGAGTTGTAACAGAATTTGAATACAATATAATGAAGGAAGATCCTAATTTAATAGCTAATGTTGTTGATGCAATAAAGTTTTACGAAAATAGGGTTAAGTTTTGTATTGTAGCTGGAGATAAAATTTTACATAATAGTATTTTACCAGTTAAAGAATATCCAATAGTTCCATTTGTATATCAACACACAGGAACTCCATTTGCATTAGGAGCGGTATCTCCTTTAGTCGGTAAACAAAAAGAATTAAATAAAGCCCATCAAATTATGATTCACAATGCAAATTTAGCATCTAATTTAAGATGGATGTATGAAGAAGGATCTGTTCCAGAAGAAGAATGGGAAAAATATTCATCTTCACCAGGTGCTTTGTTAAAATATAGACAAGGATTTGCCCCTCCATCTCCAGTGCAACCCCTTCCACTAAATTCAGCTTTTTATGGTATTACTGAAAATGCTAAAAGAGATATGGAGTATACATCTGGAATTTATTCATCAATGCAAGGAGACACTGGTTCTTCTCCAGAAACTTATCGTGGTTTATTAGCTATGGATGAATACGGAACAAGAAGAATAAAAGCTTGGATGCAAAATATTATAGAGCCTTCCTTAGAACATTTAGGAAAAATATTTAAAGATTTTTCTCAACATACATATCAAGCGCATAAAGTATTTAGGATAGTAAATCCAAATAATATAGATGAAGAAAGATCAATAGAAATTAATGTTCCAATATTTAATGATTATGGAAAAGCTATTAGAAAATGGAATGATTATGCCACTGCCGCTTTTGATGTAAGAATTATAGGAGGTTCTACATTGCCATTAAATAGATGGGCATTATTAGAAGAATATTTTAAATGGTATCAATCTGGATTAATAGATGATATAGCTATGATAGCTGAAACTGATATACGAAATAAAGAATCTATTATTAAAAGAAAAAGTGTATATATGCAATTAAGAAATCAAGTTGAACAATTGCAAGGAGTTCTTACAGATAGAGAAGGTGCTATTGAAACTTTAGAAAGGCAACTTGTACAATCTGGAATAAATACTAAAGTACAAGATGCTAATATGAAAATACAAAAAGACTTACTTGATACCGAAGCTGCACAAAGCATGCTTCGTGATAAACTAAAAAATGATACTACTGCAAAAATAAAAGAACTTGGAATGGCAGTTGCTGATGCTAAGAAAAAGCAAATGACAAACTAGTTTACTTATTGTTGTGTTGTATCATAAATTAAGGAGTAAAAATGGCTGAAACTAAAGCAGACAACCTATCTGGGGAAATGTTCCCCGCCGATAGCCCTGATGAAAGTACAAGTCCAAACGCTGACGATTTTTTTGAAGCTCTTGACCGAAAGGTAAATCAAGGTATACTGGAGCCTGAAGAAGCCACAGCAGAAAATGTCCAACAAATGCAACCTGAGTCAACCTTGGAAACAAGCACTCAAGAAGGTTCAGAAGAAGGACATAATTGGGAAAAAAGATATAATGATTCAAGCAGTGAAGCTCGTAGATTAAATTCAGAGTTAAGAAATCTTGAACCATATGTTCCAATTCTCAATGCAATGAAAAAAGATCCTAATTTAATTTCTCATGTTAGAAATTATTTTGAGGATGGTGGTAAAACCCCAAAAAATATCAAAGAACAACTTGGCTTAGATGATGATTTTATTTTTGATCCAGACGAAGCTATATCTGATGGCGATTCAAATTCTGCAAAAGTGCTTCAATCTGTCATTGATGGGACTGTTCAAAGAAAATTATCTGCATTTCAACAGAATCAACAGAAATTAAGTGATACTCAGAATGCAGAAAAGTCTTTTAGAGACACCCATAAAATGTCTAATGAAGAATGGAATGATTTTGTAGAGTATGGTAAATCCAGAACTCTTACACTTGATGACATTTACTATTTAAAGAATAGGGAAGGCCGTGATAAGCAAGTCGCAAATTCAACTCGTGAAGAGATGAAAGATCAAATGCAAAGGGTTAGAAGTAAACCTCAATCAGCTGCCAAAGCTGGTAGTCAAGGGACTCCTCAAAAGTCCGGTGACGACAATATCTTTGAATCAATTTTGGGAATTGACAAAGAACTGGATTCAATGTTTGGATGATAACTATAACAGTTGGACAAATATTGATGAAAATAAAATAAAGGTTATAATAAAATGGCTGATTCTTTTGGCGTTTCTGATGTCTCCAGTTTAACTGAAAGTACCGCTGGGATAGTTGATCCTAGTGGTTCTCTTAGTACTGGCGATCTTCGGAGAAAATATAACTTTGGTGATAGAGTTAGTGAGTTAGCAATTGCGCAAGACCCATTTTTTCGTTTTGTATCAAAATTAGCTAAAAAACCAACTGATGACCCTCAGTTTAAATTCACAGAAAGAAGACCTTCTTACCATAAGCGTTATGCTTATGTTGTAGCTCATGGAACAACTCAAGGTGGGTTGGCTTCAACAGATGCTACAGTTACTCAAAGTAACGTAGAAGAAGGTGACACTTATTGGGTAAGAATGATGAGCGATTACAAGAACGATGGCAACATCGGTCAAGTGTATGGAGCTTCAGCTTCTTTACGAGTAGGTGATAATGGAACACGACCTAATTTCTTTCTACCGGGCATGATGATAAAAGTTCCTCTACAAACAACAAATACAAATGCGGCTACAGCTGCTAATGCATTTTTAGTAGATGATTACATCGTAGGTAGAATAGAAGCAGCAAATCAACAATCAGAAGGTGCAACTTCAGCTACGGCTAATTCAGTTGAACTACAATTGACTATTGTAAGAACTTGTTCTGCTAATAGTGAATTATCTGGTTGGGGTGCTGGAACAACTGCCCAGAAAGATTTATCTGCTAATACAAATGATGTTTCAGCGGCTGAATGGAAAAACTTTACTGTTCAGCAACTTGAAACAGCTCGTTGTTATGTAGTTGGTAATTCTTGGGGCCAAGGAACTGGATACCCAGAAACTTGGAAAGATAACCCTTTCTCAACAGGAAGTGGTTTAACTCAAATTTGGAAAACAGCTATGGCAATGGATAACACAACTCGTGCTACCGTTCTAAAGTATGAACCAAATGAGTTTGCAAGAATCTGGCGTGAAAAATTGATTGAACACAAATGGGATATTGAAACATCTCTATTGTTTGGAAATCAATATACAGACGCAGCTGGTATTCAATATACTCAAGGTGGAGTTGACTATGTATTGAGTTATGGAAATCAATTTGGTTTAGCTTTGGCAAGTAAAAGCCAAGACGACTTTCTTGATGATCTATCTCAGTTCTTAGATCCACGTTACAATAACTCAGCAGCTACAATGTTCTTCTGTTCAACAGAAGTATTTAATTGGTTGCATAAGTTAAGTGGATATTTTGCTAATAATGTCGGGATGGTAAAGCCAGGAGCTACAACACCTGACACATCTGGTAATTCATATGGAAGAGCCAATGTAGACATTGTTGGTAAAAAGAAAGCCTTTGGAGTTGATGTTACAGTTATTTCTACACCTTATGGTGATATGAATGTAGCTCGTAATGTTCACTTGGATGGTTCTCCAGTTAAGATCTTTGCTTGTAACATGAGACATTGTTCTTATCGACCATTGGTTGGTAATGGATTATCTCGTGATACTGCAGTTTACGTTGGAGTACAAACTCTAGAGAATAGTGGTGTTGACCGAAGGGTTGACTTAATTCAAACAGAAGCTGGGATGGAATGGTCAATGCCTGAAGCCCACGCTGTCTGGGTTTAAGGAGGTTACTTATGGCTAATCCTTTATACGGACAAAACAAAGCTGATGATAAGTTAGACTTACTGCAAAGTGGGAAAAACTTAGGTATTAAAACCTTAACAGCGGCTACCACTTTAGGGGCTGAAGACGCAGGTAAATTAATCTGTGTAAATGCAGCAGCTATTGAAGTTACTTTACCATCTGCCGTGGCAGGTATGGTATTTGACTTTTGTTTCTTTATTGACACAACAGCTGGAGCTACTATTGTAGCATCTTCTGGCGATTGTTTCTTTGGAACATTGGTTGTTAATTCAGCTACTAAAACTAAATCTAGTGCTCAATCTATTGCTCACGCTACAGCTATTGGCACAGTAACTAGTTATGACAATCTGGACTTTGTTCATGATTCTCAAACGCTAGGTGGCAAAGCTGGAGATAGTGTAAGATTGATTGCTGTGGATGATACTGCTTGGATGGTTAATGGTGCTTTAATGACTGATGGAAATGATCCAGACGCTATTGCAGCTATTAACGCAGGTTAATTCCTCACAGTTAATATAAACAATATATGGGGGGCTTCGGCCCCTCATATATAACTAAAAAAAAATTATATGGCAACAACAAATATAGAATTAGATATAGAAAATATCACTGGTGTTACAGATGCAAATGATCAGTTTATTATTTCAGCTCAAAAATCTTTAATAGCCAGTATCCCAAAAAATTTATTAAAATGGGCTCAAACAGCCTCATCGGCATCAACTGATGGAAGTGCAATTTCTTTTACAAAAAATGATTTAATTATCGCAGTTGAAAGAAATGGATATAATTGTAAAGAAATTCCAATGTCAGATTCTAAGTGGGTATTAGATTCGTCAAGTTTAAAATATGCTACAGCAAAACATCCAGCTTGGTATCACAAACAAGGATCTGTTCATTTTGCTCCAGTAACTGATGGCAGTAATGCTGGATATATATTTTACATAGATTCTTCTAAAATAGATGATGATTGTGATTTAAGAAGTGCAGTTATTTATAGAGCAACTTCAATGGAGTTTGCTAAATTAGCTTCTTCAGAAGTGACTACTTGGAGTGATAATTTATTTGCTCCTCCACTTCCAAATACTCCAAGCTTTACAAGTCCTAGTATTGATACTACGACTATGGATACAACAGTTTTAAATAATTTAGGAACTCCTCCAACTTATACACCTCCAACAGTAGCTGGGGCAACTGAAGAATTAACTGCAGCAATTGATGGAGGAACAATAGGTGATGCTGCTGATCTGATAGATTTCAGCCACTGGTTTGATATATTGGGGGAAATGATTGAAGTGAATGAAGATATTGAATTAGCAAATGCTCAATTGCAAAAAATTTCAACTTATGTAAATACTTATCAATCTGCTATGCAAAATAAATTAAATACTTTTAATAAAGAAAATGCAGAATATCAAGCAAAATTACAAGAAGCAATTCAACAAGCACAATTAAATGTTCAAAAATCACAACAAGATGCTCAATTAGCTGCAAATGAAAAACAACAAGAAACTTCTCTTTTATTACAAAAAGAAAATCAAGAATACTTAGCCACCTTACAACATTTTAGCGCAGATGTTTCAAAATACGCAGCTGAAGTAAATGAAGAACAAGCTAAGATTAGTTCAAAAACAGCAAACGCAGCTTTTTATGGTCAAGAATCAAAAAAATATTACGATTGGTCTGTTCTTGAAATAAATTCTTATATACAAAATAATGAAAAAAGCATTAGGTCAGCAATGGTATCTCAACAAGTATCTCAAAGGTAATTATAAATGGCTACAAGACACGTCGTTAGGTTTAGAGTATCAGCAACTCCAGTTGTTAATGTAGATGCAGTTGATGGAGCAAGTTTAGATACTTCAACTGTCCATGAAAATATTAGAAAAACTCTTGGTGGGAGTGGGAAAGTTGCTTATAATGGAGCAATTGATTATGGTGGAGTAACTGACGGGTCTCCTAATTATTTAGAAGCTGATGGATTGGGAGTTGCCGTTGGTAATGGAGATACTGAGTTTATATACATAAAACATACTGGTTATGCATTTTCAAGTTCAACTGTATTAGGTGCAGTTAATTTAGATGATATACAAATATATGCAGATAGTGAGCATATTGCAAATTTAGGGCCTAACGAATCTTGGTTTATTCCATTAGACGGAACTTCAAGTACAGTTAGCTCATTTACAGTAAGAAGAGGTAGTTCTACAAATATAGCTATTGAAGCATTGGGGTTAGATTAATGACAGTTCAAGAAATAATGGAAAGAGCAAATACTGAAGAGACTACTCTTACAATTGCTCATATTAAAGATGCTATACATTTAATACAATCAAATAGCAAAGAAAAAATTAAATCAAGAAAACAAGATGTAATAAAAGCAGTTGACGGAGATGATAATGTTTATCAATTACCTGGTGATATGATTTCTTTAGAAACTGTAAGTGTTAAAGATACTAGCGATGGTAAATATAAAAAAATTAGAAGAATAACGACACAACCAAATTACTTAATTGAGGATACTTCGCCATGAGTTCATATGTAGATAGAGAATGGTTTTATTATTTAAGAGGAAGAGAATTATTATTATATAAACTTCTTGGTGGATCAACAAGTGAAAGAATTACTCAATCTGGTGTATTTAAAACTCAACAAAATGAATTAATGTACCCAGATGAAAATATAGAAGATGGATTAAGAATAGAATATACAGCACTTAATGAATCATTTATATCTGAAGCTTTAGAAGATACAACTGCTATAGCTAATTCAGCTAGTATTTCTTTTGGAGATGGAGATGGTGGTAGTTCTAGAGATACAATTAATTTAACAAATGGATTTGGAGATTTTGCTACTAATGATAAAGTAAGAATACAAGGATCTACAAGTAATGATGGAGATTATACCATCGTTAATAAAGCTTCAGCATCAGTTCTTGAAGTAGCTGCTGGAAGTTTTACAGCTGAAACAGCAGGAGAAAGAATTACTATTACTCAAATACCAGTTGAAGATTCTTCACCTAGTGAAACATCTCATGTAAATTTAAATAAAATGCTTTCTTTAGCTGTAGTAGATTATGTTAAAGCAATGATCCATGAACAACGTGGAGATTTAGAAAGAAAAGAATATTACATCAAAGAATTTTATAGTAAATTAGGCGACAACGAAAGTAACAAACGCAACATATCAATGACATTTCCGTCTGGGCCTTTCGCAGTAAGATAAAAATAACAAGTTGCATAAGGAGACATTCTCGCCTCGCAAGGCAACTAAACAAATAAAGGAGAAATCATGGCAAGCCTTCAAAAATACAGAACACATGAATCATTAAATGCAGCGCTTGGTCAAGCAGGCTGTTTATTTGAAGATAGTACAGATGCTGTATCTGGTAAAACAATTGTAGCAATTCAATTCTTGGAAGACTCAACTTTTACTACATTAACACCAAGTAGTTCAAATTTTATAGGAACTGCAGGTGGTAATGGTGACGCAATCGATACAAATAATACTTTTCCACAAGGTGTGGTAATTTATGGAAATTGGACTGCTTTTACTTTAGCGAGTGGTTCAGTTATAGCATATTTAGGATAGATTTATGTTAGGATTAGGAATATCCTTAACTAAGGGTGTTGTAAAAGCCCTTACCTACGTCAAAGACAATCTTAAACTCTTTTTCAATTTTAAAAGCACAGATCGTTCTTTATTCTTAGCTGGTAATACATCCTTTGATGGGAGCGATGACTATATAAGTACATCTGAAATAGACTTAGGTCTGAATGCTACTTATTCTTTTTGGTTTAATAATATAGATGTAGATGATGATGGTGCAGTAGTAGGGGTAAGTGATTGGACAAATGGATCAAATAATATTAGTTACTGCATATATTTCGAAGAATCTGCTATATTCTTTAGAGTTGATGATGATTATGTAACATTTAGTAATCACACTTCCATAGAGAACCAATGGGATCATTTTGCTTTCGTTAGAGAAGGCACAAGTGTAAAGATGTATGTAAATGGTGTTCTAAAAGAAACTGAAACTGGTAGTGGGGACTTTAGTTCTATAAATTCAAAAATAGATACAATAGGTGGTACTACAACTGGCAGTACATCTTACAAAGAATGTAAACTGAGCAATATGGGAGTATGGTCAAGAGCCTTATCAGTAGCAGAGATTCAAGGTGTTATGTGGAAAAACTATGCTGATCTTAGTACCATAGATAAATCAAGTCTTGTTTCTTGGTGGGCATTAGATAGTACAACTACAGGAAGTGAGTTGATTACTGGAGCAGTCAATGGTACAGAATATCCATTTGATTCATTTACGGATACTTTTAGTACAAATAGAGGATTTACTGTAGAAACAGATGGTTCTGGAACAGAAGGATGTGCAACAAACTTAGTCATAGCTTCTCCTAATACTGCTGTTAGTTATCAATTTTCCTATACAGCAGTTATTAATTCTGGGGGAGCTGGGGATACTCCAAGATGGTATTGGGGATCATCTCAAGGTGGAGCATCTGCCGAAGGAGGTGTAATATCAACTCCTTCTGCTGGTTCTAATACAGTAACTATAACTCCAGCAAACACAAATTCAAAATATTTACAACTTTATCGAAGGAGTGCTTCAAATGTTACATTTAGCAATCTTTCTTTAAAAGAAGTTGCAATCGTAGAGGATTCTAAAGGTTCAAACAATGGCTCAATAGTAGGAGCTACAACAAATACTTCAGCTTATGGTGGTAATTCTCCATTTTTACCGAGAATTGTAGATCAAGCTGATCCAAAGGATGCAGTACAATTAAGTACAGGCTCTACGTCCTTTGATGGTAGTAGTGACTATATAGATTGTGGCTCTGATGCATCATTAAGAGTGTCTGGTGATTTTACAATATCTTGTTGGTTTAATACATCGACATCACAAGGTGCTTATATTTTTGCACGAGATACTGGTAGTGACCCAACAAGGTCTTTTTACCTACAACAAAATGCATCATCAAATAGGCTTCAATTAAGAGTTGATAGTGGTTCTGCTGATCAACATGTAAGAGGCACGACTGATATTGCAGATGGGAATTGGCATCATGTATCTGGTGTATTTGATGCTGGTAGTACATTAAAAATATACTTAGATGGTGCTTTAGAAACTGTAAGTGATGGTAGTGCGGATGCTTCGGGAGTTTCATCATTAAATACGACTGCATCAAATCCTTTAATTGGTACAAATAAAACAGGTGGAGATTTTTGGGAAGGAAAATTAGCTAATGTTTCTTTACATTCAAGAGCTTTGTCTCAATCGGAAATTCAAAGCATTATGTTTAAAAGCTATTCTGATCTTACATCTGCAGAATCTACAAATTTAGTCTCTTGGTATGATTTAGGAACTCAAACTAATAATTTAGTTCAACCAGCAACAGGCGAAACATTGGGAAGCAATACATTTGTAAGTCTAAACAATTTTTCACCAAAAATAGCAGATAGAGAAATCGTTTCTGTAAGTGGAGATGAAGTAACATTAACAATTCCAGTTGTTTCTGGAAGCGATAAAGGAATGGAGTCAGGGAATTTAGCTAATTTAGGTTTTTCTACTGCATTGGGGTACGCAGTAAATGATTTAGCAAAATTTCAATTTGAAGCAAAAATTGCAACCAATGGAAGTGGAAGTGGTCAGACTTTAAGAATTTTTGATTCTGGTAGTAAGGTTATTCCCACAACTGATATATCATTAACAAGTGAATATCAAACATTTACTATCTATTGTAGTATAACAAGTCTTAGCTATTCTATTCCTTATTTTTTAAGAATGGGGGCTGGTCACTCGGGAATTGATATTTATAAATTTAAAAACTTTAATGTACAGAAAGTAACCTCAAATACAGGAGTAGTCACAGGAGCTACCACAACTACTTCATATAATGCTTCACCAAAAGGTGTAGCTGATCCAGTTAATTATGGTAAAGTTTACTCTGGCAGAGCATTTAACTTTGATGGTACAAATGATAAAATTGATATAGATGATTCAACTGTGGCAAATTGTATATCTGGCTCGGCTGGGGCAGTTAGTTGGTGGGCAAAACCAGATGACCTTACTGCAAGTGGAGAAATGTTTTCATCTTATAATACTGGTGGAAGTACCGAAAGATTTAAAGCTGGTATGTATGTAGTAAGTAGTGTTCCTTATATAAGAGTAGCTTATGAAGGTTCTGCTGGTGCATATACTGTTTCAGAGCATGGATCAGATTATGGAACAGATGTAGGTTTAACAACTGGTTGGCATCACTTTTGTTATGTAATTGAAAGCAATAGTTCAAGAAAACTATATGTAGATGGTGTATTAAAGCATACAGAAACTACAAGCTATACTGCCGATACTTCATATACAGATTTTGCTATAGGTTGCTATAGACAAAGTTCAAGCACAATTAATGCTTTTTTTGATGGTAAAATATCTAATCTATGTACTTTTAATACATCCTTAACTTTAGCACAAGTTCAGGAATTATACACTAATCCAGAAATGCAATTACCAACAGGAGTATCTGCATCTAATCTAAAAGGTGCATGGATGCTTAATGAAGGTGCTGGTTCAACTGCATACGATGGTTCTGGTAATGGCAATAATGGTACAATAGATGGAGCAACTTTTGTAACTGGTGAATCAGATATAGCACAAACTGCATTAATGAGAGGTAATGAGAAGATGTTGTTTGATGGATCAGATGACTATATATCTCTTGGGTCTACTATATCTGCTTCATCTACTTCAGGGGCTATGACTGTTTCATGCTGGGTGATGATTGATGAAATTGACTCAACATACCGAATGATTATCGGTGGTACACATCCAAATTTATTTGCTTATTGTGGATATTATGGTAACAATTTTAAGTGGCTTGTTGATGGTGCTTGGAACACATCCAATACTGTTATATCCGCTAATACATTATACCATCTTGTATATTGGAAGGACAATACTTCATATAAGTTTTATGTAAACGGGGCAGAAGATTGGTCTATTACTGATGCAGGGGTATTGGCAGATATAACCACATTTGGAGACTCACCTAATTACGAAGAGCTAAAAGGTTTTATGGATGAAATCGCAGTTTGGGATGAAGCCCTTACGGCTTCTGAAATAACAGCTCTCTATAATAGTGGTGTACCAATAGATGCCTTAACCAATAGTGGTAACTATGCTTCTTCTGCTAATCTTACAGGGTACTGGAGAAATAGTGGAGCAACGACTTGGGCAGACTTAAAAGGTTCTAATAATGGAACTGTCAATGGTTCTCCTGCTACTTATTTATTAACAGAAGGTCTTACTTCAGGTAAAGATTCTGTTGGGTTTCCATTAGCAGATGAAACTGCCATAGCAAATGGAATAAGGTTTTATGGAGATGGATATATACCAACACCTGATTCACCAGCTATACAGTTAGGAAGTGCTGATTTTACGATAGATGCATGGATTAAACCCAATCTTGGTGTAGGAGATTCCTTAAAGCAGATTTTATATATCAAGGGAGTTGCAACACCACATACAGGCGTTGATTTTCATTTTGATGATAGTGCTGATAGGTTAAGGACTACCTTTGATGATGGGGATGAAACTGTTGAATTTAATGGTGTAACAAATGCTATTACTGGAGTATGGCAACACGTAGCCTTAGTCGTAGATAGAACTGCTGGTGAAGCCAAACATTACGTCAATGGTGTTCAGTCAGGTAGTACAAAAGATATTTCAGCATTGGAATCTTCTTTCACATCTGACGCTTCTTATGATCCAAGCATGGGAGCAAAGTTATTAAGTGGAACTCTATATCAAAAATATGAAGGATTAATAGATGAAGTTAGGCTTTACAATAAAGCTCTATCGGCTGATGAATTATTAAAAAATTACAATCATGGAAAAGGTAAACATTCATAGGAATTAATTATGTACGGACAATACACACACTACTTATTAGTAGATACATCAAAGATTAAAACTCGTGTTTCAACAAGGTATGATTGGAATACATACACTTATAAGGATGTTGAAAAAACAGGGACTCGTAAGGTAAATGCTACGCTACCTACTGATGATAATTTAAAGTCTGAAATAGAAACATTTATGTCAGACCATAGCATTAGTGGAAGTGGAACTAAGGCTGAATTACTTGAAGTTATTGATGCTCACATCTTAGAAAATGGGTATCCACAAGTAGATGAATCTTATAAGTACACAGAACAAGAAGTAGATACGACAACTAAAAATGAAGCTACTCTTGAAGATATGATCAATAACAAGCCTACTTACTTCGCTAAAAGAGAATCTCCAGATGGTAAAGAATTTGCAGTAAAGACAGATTTTACTTTAGCTGAATTAAAGGCTTTAGGAACTGGATTTACTGTTTATACCAACGAAGAATTAAAAACATATATTGCAGAGAATTGGGATGATGAGTAATAGATCAACAAGTTATGATATAGAAGTAATTTATATTTATAAAAAATCACAATAAGGATTTATAATGGCCGCAGATAAAGCAACAGTTAATATATCAGCTTCATTATTACCAGATGAAATTAAAACATCAATAGGCGGTACGACTATTTACGATTTAAATGACTTGGGCGATAATAATAAATGGGCTTATTCTCTAAGCATAATAGGATCATCTTCTGAAGATGCTTTATTAGCTTCAGTCCCCTATTTCGGTCAAGGAACATCTGAGGAAGGAGCAACTGCTAGTGTAAATAGTACAGATGATATTGTTTTTCTTTTTATTAAACATACTGGAACAACAGATGGATCTACATCTACAACAGCAACATTACATATTAATTTAAGTGGAGGTACTGCTACTGGAAGTGCAGTTGGTGATATAGTTTTAAAAGCAGGTGAATGTTTTTATGCAAGATTGGGTAATACTGAAATAAATGACGTTAATGCTGATTCATCTTCTGGAAATATTCAAACAATGGTTTTTGCAATTTGCGACGATGGGGGAGTTTAAAGTCGTATGAAAAAAATACCATTAGAGCATAAAATGATAATTAGTTATATATCTTTTTTAATTTTTATTTTATACTTAGTAAGCGTAATGGGTTGTTCTAATGGATGGTCAGTAGGTAATTTAGAATTAACACCATCAGATACATCTTCAGCTATTCAAGTGGTATTTGATCAAAATGGCGATAGACATTGGTATCATAGAATTACACATGGTGATAATTGGTGTTTTTTTCACGATCAATATGAAAAATTAGTAGTAAAATGAATGAAAAGCCTCAAACAGCTCGAAGTTACAGGGGAAATTTAGTAGATGATAATGCTATAATTTCTATAAACTTAAAATGGTTAGCTCAAGGAGCTATACTTGTTGGTTCTTTAGTTTATAGTTATTGGCGAATTGAAACAAGAATTATAAACCTTGAAGAAAGCTTGGCTGAGGCAGATACACAAATTGAAGAATTAGTATCAAAACATATCGAAGATGAGGAACAAAGGTATAAAACAATGCAAGAGCAAGTATCTTTTTATGAGAAAGAGTTTAACATAAACCCCTTAAGTTGGGGCAAAAGGAAAGTTAAATAATGGATTTTATGGCAATTTATGGTGAAGCAGGCATGATAGGAGTTGTTGGTGCTATGTTTGTATATTTAGTAATATCATTGTCTAATAAATCAGCTCAACAACAATCTACCTTAGAAGATTTAAAAATAGAAAATAGAGGTCAGTCTGAAAGTATTGAAAATATAGAAGGAATGATTATAAAGCTTATTGGTAGATGGAATGCATCAGATGATAAATTAGATAGAAAATTTGATGCTCTTACAAAAGAAATTAACGATCTTGATAAGCAAGTTTCAGAAATAAAAGGATCTTTAAGTAGGGTTAATGGGAAAGTTTAATGGATAGTTTAAAAGTAGCATCAATCAGCTTTGCGAATTATGGAGCATATTTAGCTGAATTTAATTTGATACTTCAATGTGTAGTCGCATTGATGTCAATCGTATATCTAACAATAAAAATAAAGGACAAACTATGAAGAAGTTAATTATTAAGTTCGCTAAAAATCTTGCAAAAGATTTAATGAAAGAGCAAGTAAAGAATCTTCAAGACCCGAAAACGGAAGAAAAGATAGCTGAAGCAATAGCAAAGAAATTGCCAGATTGGAAAGAGTATGACGATGCAAAACAAAAAGAAATTTTAGTTGTTTGCGTAGATGCTATGACTGATTTCTTAGCAGTGTCAATGGATCTGGAGGCTGATTAATGAATTTAATTGCAGTTATATTATTAAGTAGTTCTTTATACTCAGAACCATTAGACAACATAAAAGTAGATGAATATATTGTAGCTAATGCTGAAGTAAAGAAGAAGAAGAAAAAAGGAAAGAAAGTTTCCGAAAAAGGTAAAAAGAAGAAAAAAGGCTTTTTCTCAAAAGTATTTGGCGCTAAATAATGTCAAATAAAAAAACAGAAAACAAAGATAAAAAAGAAACTATTAAAAAAGATGTTTCAAAAAAATCTACTAACATTGATCAATTATCTAAAGAATTGAAAGAATGTCAATTAGCTGTCATTACTTTATTAGAAGAATTTAAATTTATGAGAGTTAAAGTAGATAAAATATCAAACAGATTAGGACTATAAAGGAGTTTATTATGCCATATGGTAAAGGAACATACGGATCTAAAGTAGGTCGACCAAAGAAAAAGAAAAAAGCATCTAAACCTAGAAAAATGAAAAAAAAGAAGTAATTAAATATGCCTAAAAGGTATCAAATATATAGAGATTTTTCTGGTGGTGTAAATACAAAAGTAAATTCTAAGTTTATAAAAGAAAATGAAGTTGTTGAAGCTCAAGGAGTAATGTGTGATGAAAGAGGAGCTTTAAGAACAATTAAACCTTCTTCCCTTAGAGGAGTTGATGATCATTCAGCTACAATATATCCAGGTCGAGGTCTTTTTTCTTTTAAATCAGATTATTCATACTCTGATACTGTTAATACTTTAAGTTTAAGAGAGAGTGAATATATTTGTGTTGCTGATAAATCAAATAGTCAAATAGATTTATTTGGATATAATGATGCAGCTGACCAAGATGATCATATGATGCAAGAAAATATTCTTGATCTTGGAAGTGGAACTGCTATGCAAGCTGAGTTTTATTATGCAGATGGAGCTCTTAGAGTTGCTGATGCATCTTTTGATACAAATAATACTGTTAAATGGTTTGGTAGAATAGGAACAGATACAAAGAAAAAATTATTAGGAGTTGAGCTTGATAGGGAATGGATTTCTACATCAAATACTCTTAATAAACCAACTGTTGGATTTCATACTTTAAATCTATCTGCTACTTGCCCATCAGCTTCTTCTCAAACTAGCGGAGCTACTTCATCAAGTACAACTGCTTTAATTGGAAAGCAACCAGTTCTTACAAGTGGAGTTGCAAATAATATTGGAAAAGCTTCAGATACTACCTCTGGTGATGGCTACCTCGATTATAATTTAGGATTGCATAATATTAATATTACAGACACATCTCATGGTTTAATAGATGAAGATTTTAAATTTAGTAGTGATGGATCTACTTATCATCCAGATCATAAATGGATAAGAATTATAAACGCAGGATCTAGTGACGATGATTTTAGTGGATATAATGGTATTTATAAATTATTAATTAGAATTGATGCAAATAATTTTTGGGTAGAATGTCCATATGTACAAGATCACGACCCAGCGTCGGGAACATGGATTGTCACAGATGATGGACAACAATTCCAAGAATGGACATCTGGTGTATCAGCTGCTAATAGTGGTAGTAGATGGCTTGTTGCTTATGATGTGTCAAATAATGATGTTTGGAAAATAACAGCTGTAGCTGATGAAGAACAATCTGTTCTTACTACATCAGCAAATAGTGTAAGTTGGGATGGAAGATCTTATGAAATATATCCATTTCCAGGTGATGGAGCCCTTTTAGAAGTTTTTACATCTGGGGAAGCTGATGGTGGATTATTTGTTGAAGATGATTATGAATTTGGTCAAAGTTTTATATATGAAGGAAATCAAGAATCTTTAATAACTAAATTTGAAGGAAAGAATCTTGAAGTCAGAGATGAAAGACTTATTTATGCTAAAGTACATATGTCTGGACTTAGTAATCTTAGTGAAAATAATACATATATTGATAAAAGAATTATTGGTGGTCGTATTTATATGAGAAGAGTAAATGACGATGCTCCATGGTCATTATTAATGGATATAGATTATAGGACTAATTATAATTCTGGAGCAGTTGGTGGGGGAACTAGATTAACTACTATTGATGATTATGATGATTGGGAAACTGCTAGAGATGCGGATACTGGTGGTGAGAATATGGGATGGACTGATACAAATTTTACAGCCCTTAAAAGTAAGCAATATGAAATAAAATCTTTAGGTGTAGAAACTTATGAAAACCTTAATGGATATTCTGCAAATGAATATGCTTTAACTTTTGGTGAATCTGCAGGTTATGGATATAAAGCTTCTGTTGTAGCTGGTCAAAGAATATTTGTTGCAAATGCTAGTTATGTTGATCCAGATAGTGGATTAGCAAGGACTATGGGTGATGCAATATTTTATACACCGGTTGGAAAATATGATACTTTTCCACCTTCTTATAGATTAAATATAGCTGGTAATGATGGAGATGAATTTGTTGCTTTAGAATATGTTAATGGAGTTTTATTTGCTTTTAAAAAGAATGCTTTATATTTAATTGACGTATCTAATCCAAATGAAGCTTCTTGGAAATTAATTGCTAAATATGATGGATTAGGAGTTAGTGGGCCTTGGGGAATAACAAAATCATCTTTAGGTATTTTTTGGGTAACAAAAAGTGGCTTATATATGATGGTTAATAATCAACCTAAAAATATATCTAATCAAAAAATTAGCTATGAAGATTGGACAGATTTTTATTCAGCTGGATCTAGCGATGATAGAGGGCCTGGTATTGGATGGGATAGTAGTTCTAATAAAATTATACTTTCTGATAATGTTAAAGCACCTACTAAAATGAAAATGTTCGATATAGACACTCAATCATGGAGCAATGGTTATCCACTTACTGTTAATCCTTATTGGTTAATTCCAGGTGGATCAAGCACAAGTCAAAGTAATATGTTAAATTTTATTGGCAATGAGATTCAAGATGCTGGAGACGCTTCTATTCTTCCCTATGGAGGTTTATTAATATATACAGATCCCGCTACTGGGTCATCTAATAATAAAGATTTAAGAAAATTAAGTTTTACTTCAACTAATAATTCAGCATTTATATTAATAACAAAAGATGATGATTTTGGAATGCCTAATATATTTAAAAAAATATATGAAATTGATATAGAATATATTACAGATAGTACAAGTGACACTATTGATGTAATGTATGAAAAAGATGGCAATGATTATCCTAATAGTGGATCTAATGTATTAGTAGAAGACCAAGCTTTAAGTGGAAGTAGCAATAAAGACAATGTTAATATATTAAAAATAACACCATCTGATTCTATTCCAATTAAATGCAGAAGTATTTCCTTAAGAATTGCAAGTGCTGGAACTACTGAAACTTATTTAGAAATAATTAGTATTGCAATTAGGTATAGACCTATTACAACAGCAGCTGTGGTAACTGAAACAAGTAGTAGCTAATAATGTCTCAAGGTAAAATAGATAATATATTAAGTAATCAACCAGCAAATATTAAAACAATGAATAATGGAGATATGATTACTCATGCATCTGGTAAAAATCTTTTAAGTTATTTAAAGCATAATAATGAAATTTATACATTAAAATGGGTTAAAGAATCTGAAAGAGTTAAACCCGATATTAAAAAAAGAATTATTAGAAAAGATGGTAATGAATTAAAAACAAGTAATTATAAAAGAAATTTTAATGGATTTAAAATAGATAAAAAAGGTTCTGCTGATTTTAAAAATCTTAAAACAAGAGGGTCAATTAATGATTTACAATGGCGTTTTTTTACTGGGACTACACCAGCTAAAGATAATAAAATAGATATTGAACATGGTGTTATAAATGGTAAAAAAAGAATAGTTTGTGTAAGTATGAATATGGCAAGCGATCTTACATCTAATGTAGCAAGTGGAAGTATTCCAAATAATTCTTTTATAGCAGGAGCTGCAAATATCCAAGATGAAGCTGATATAGATAGAGAATTTGAAACTTATTACGATGATACTTATATTTATTTAAAAATAGATGCAGACGCTGATGATATAACTGGAAATCAATATACTTGTGCTGTTTTTTATGTATCGTATGATCTTTATTAATTGATAAATTAATTTAATGTTGTTAAATTCAAGTAAAATCTGGAGTTTTTGTTATGGCAAGTGAAGCCCAAAAAAGATATATGCTTCAAAGGGATGTTAGTAAAGCCCAAAAGGATATAGAAAAACAAACTGCAAAAGAAGGTTCAAAGTTAAAAAATAAAAGCATGTGGTCTACCCTTGGTGTTGCTGTTGGATCTATAGTTGGAGGATTGGTTCTTGCTCCTATGACTGCTGGAGGTTCTTTAGCTGTTGGAGCGACAACGGCTGCTTCTGCATTAGCTGGGGGAATTTTAGCTAAAGAAATTACTGAAGCAGCTCAAGGCGAAACAAAATCTATTAAAACTGATAAATTTTACAAAGGCACTGCTGAAGATTATACTGAATCCATGAAAGAATACGACAGGGATATTACTATCGATATTTTTAAAGGAGCTGCCGTTTCTGGATTGCTTGCAGGTGGATCAGCTTACATGAAAGGATCTTCACTTTTTGGTGATGCAAGTAAAGTGACTTCTACAACTCCTACATCTTCTCCAGATATGGTTGGAGGTGGAGGTATGACTGATACTTCTTTTACTGAAAAATTAATAGAACCTTCTGGCGGATGGGGGCCTGATAAAGCAGGAATATCAGTTGATGTAACTCCATCTTTTTCGGGAGTTGATAGTTCTTTATCATCAACTTATTCTCAAGGAAATATAACTGGAATTGGTTTTTCAGAACCTAAGTCCACTACAAGTCTTTTCGGATCTCTTTCTAATGAAAATTTACTTCAAGGAACTCAAGATTATCTTAAAAAATCTGTAATTGATTACGGAGTTCAAAAAGGAATGGATTATTTATTTAGTCCTGAAGAAGATAAAAATCAGCAAAGTTTTATTTAGGATATTTAGATGGCTAGAGACCCAATAATACAATACGCTGGAAGTCATGAAGATGAACAATTTAGGGGTGATGATTTAGGTAGGCCGGTAAGCCATAGAGCTCCACTACCTGTATATAAAATAAATCAAGGCGAATATCTTCCTTCATTAGATGATTTATTAAATGAAAATATGAGCACTATATTAAATAGAATGGGAGTAGATGCTGGTAAGTATGAAATGTATGCTCCATCTTACGACGGATCAGCGGAAACACAAATTAAAAAAGAAGGCATTCTAGAGAGAAAGGCAATTACTGGTCAACAAAGAACTGCTTCATCAATGTATGAAATGGGAGTAGAAGCTTTGCAAAAACAATCTGAAGAAGCTGCTTTATCTTCTCAAGCTAATATGTACCAATCTTTTCAACAAGGGCAAACCATAGCTTCTGCTGGTCTAGGGAAAAGGTCTAATATATCAGATAGAACAAAATCAGCTGTTATCGGGCAATATGAAGGGCAAATTGATACCCTTGAAGCAAAACAAAATGAAGCTTTTTCTAAATTTGAACAAACTGTTTCTGATTTAGATTTAAAAAGTGAATTATCTCAACTAGACCAAGAACAAAAAATAAATAAAGAACAAAAGAAATATGAAGAAGATTTTTGGGAATTTATGATGTTTTTGGAACAAAATAATGAATAAATATGGCAAATTATAAAGGAATATCTTCTAGAGAATTTGGTGAATTAAATATGGGCGAAAGTTACATAGATGTAGCTTTGCAACAACTTGTAAGTGGAGTTACTAGAAATGCAGTAAATGATTTTTTTACTCAAGCAAGACAAGAAGATATAGATAATAAAAGATCTTTATTAAAGGCTGCTGAAATCAATGTTCAATCTACTTTAACATTAGATGACCCTAGTAAAATTCAAGAAGAAATTACATCACTTAAAGGCAATCTTAATAAAATTGATCCATCAGAGCTTCTTGTTTATGAATCTTACATTAATTCTTTAGAAAATCATCATGGGAAAGTAATAGATGCTCAGACAGAAAAATATGGGGAAACGAGAGTTGGGGGATTTACAGGCACAATGCAAGAAGTCCTTCAAAAAGATGAACAATTTGCTAGTTATGTTCCATATTTAGAAGGTGTTCTTGGTGATTTAGGAAATGCAAAAAATGATTTAGCGAGTTTTTATACCCCAAAAGATAAAGAAGGAAACTTTTTAATTGATGTTAATAATCAAGATTTTATAAATAAATTTGGAACATTATCACAATATTTAAGAAAAGAAAAAAATGATTTTGTAAATTCAGATGCTTTAGACAAACTTGATTCTTATATAGGAATGGTTGAAACAAGAATAAGCTATGCTAATGCACAAAATGAATATGACAAGAGTCTTTTTGATTTTGCTCAAGAATTAGATGATATTAAAAAAAATCCAGATCAATTTGGTGAATTGTCTATTCAAGTTCTTAGTGATACAAGAGAAGATTTATGGGAAAAAAGTCAATTTATAGATAATAATGTTATTCAAAAAGATTTAGATAAAATGGAAGAAGAAGCAAATAATTTTCAAACAGCTTTTACTATTTTAAATTCAATTGATGCCATAGAATCAGATGTAGAAAGAATAGTTCCGTTTTCAAGGGAATCTTCAGTTCTCCTAGAAGAATCTAAATCATACATAGATCAAGGAATAAGAGATGATAATCTTAAACTTATTAAAGAAGGTATAAAACAATATAATAAATTTACATCTGCTAATTTAAGAGACGTTAGTGAGTATGAAAGAGGTTTAAAAGCTGAAGCTAAATCAAAAGAAGTAGCTTTTAGAAAATCAAAAAGTGATTTAGAAAATTCTCTTGAAGGAAAAATAGAAACAATAGCTGAAACTTTAAGGGATTATGGTAGAGATTCAAAAGGGAAGAATATAACTTTTCCATTAGCTAGTGATTATGATAATGTAGATTTTGATGTAGCTAATAAATTTTCTAAGTTTAGTTTAGATAGCAAATCAAATATGATTGAGTATAAAAATGCAGTATTTAATGAATTAAATAAGTTTGTTTCAACAAGTAATTTAGATCCTTTTGATGATAGAGAAAAAAATAAAATAAAAAAGTTACTTCGAGATATAGAAAATATAAAGAATAAGAATTTATCTACTGCGGATAAAGTTTCAAAAGCTGATGAATTATATAAAATGTTATCAAACGCAAGTGTAGAATTAGATTTTGAAGGTTATAGTTGGGGAAGTGACAAAGATAAAAATGCACAAGACGCATACCAACAATTTTTAAAATTATATGGTAGATTATATGATGCTGATATAGAAGCTATGCAAAAATTTGGGCCGGATTATGGTTACGACCGAATTTTAAAAGCTGGAAAAGAATATGGCATAGATGATAAAAGTGGTATAACTGGAGAGAGTACACAATGGCTAGAATAATAAAAAATCGTAACCGAAATATTAAATTAATTAAGGATTGCGATTATGCCTCAATTATTAGCACCAGCTTGGCTAGCTTCAACAGATAACCTAGACGAAGAACCCATAATCCCAGAAGGAATGAAGGGATTAGATGAATTAGCGGATGATATAGAAAAAAATATGCCCATTCTCTGGGAGAAAGCTGGAGAATATGATATTACTCAATATGAAAGAGTACCAAATCCAGAGACTAATGAAATGGAAACTCAATTTCCTTTCAAATGGACAGATGAAGGTGCTAATTATTTTCAAGATAGATCCGAGAGAGCAAAATACCTTATAGATAATGTTGCAGACCTATCTCCTTTAAAAGAAAAATCAGCTTACCATAATTTAGATTTTAATATTTCTGAAAGATGGAATCTTTCTGGTTCTATGATGGAAGATTATAGTGGTGGAGTCCCTAAAGCAATAGCAACTGTTTCAGAATTGCTTATTGATGCTATAAAAAAAGATGATGAAAAATTAACTCAATTATCAGATTTCTTTAGCGATAATTATAATAAAATGGCTGAAGATCAAATTAAAATTGAAAAAACAAAAAGGCCAGATTTTGTTTGGGATAAGGATTCTGAAGATTATGGATTTGCAGGTGATGATTTTATTGGCCCAGCAACAAAAGAAGATTATGCATATGCAAGAGAACAAAATCCAGATTATTTTGAAACTCTTAAAAAATATGGTATAGAATTAAATAATTGGAAAGAAGAGCAACAAGAAAGAGAAAATAAAGGATTGCGTAAAGAAGTTAATCAAGGTTTTTTAAATACATTAATAGAAATAAATGAATGGGCTGAAGAAACTTCAATAAATCATATTGAAAAAATACAAAAAAGACAAGAAAAAGATTTAAGATTTCAAGCCTATAGTCAATATGTTTCTCAAAAACCAGTTGATTGGTTTACGTCATTTAAATCTCCCGAATATTTTCTTGATACAGTTTTTTCAATGGTCCCATCAATTGCAATAATGGGTGGATCTCTGGCTGCTTTATCATTTTTGGGGCCTGGAGCTGCTGCGTTTATTGGAACTGCTGGCCATGTACCATTAGTTGCTACTGGAGCTTATAATGAAGCATATCAATGGACTTTAGATAAAACTGGAGATGAAGAACTTGCTAAATCTAACGCTGCTTATTCTAGTGCTACTCAAATAGCATTTACAGTTGCTACTGAAGGATGGGGAATGAGTAGAATTATGAAAAAATTTGCCCCAGCTGTAAATGCATCAGCTAAATCTAAATTTTTAAGAAATTTATATACAAAAAATATTGCTACACCTGAGAGAGTTCAAGCTTTAAGAAATTTAAAAAATACACAAATTGGTAAATTAAGTGGATATATTATCAGACCATTAAGAGATCCAGTTGCTGAAGGTTTTCAAGAATATGTTCAGTATGGTGGGCAAGTCATGAGTGAAGCTGGGTATAAAGATGAAGGTACAACTAATTTAGCTTCTATATTATTAGATCCATCTTCTCATCCCTTAGTTGACCCAGCTGAAATGCATGAAAGTGTAGTAGGTGGAGCATTAATGGGAGCTGGAATAACAACTGCTGGTTATGTTCATCAAGCATTTAAATGGAATAAATTTGACAATAAAGCGAATAGAATATTAAATGATAATTATGGTATTGAAACTGGAGTTCCTAATGCGAGATTTGATAATGAGTCTATGTTATTGGATTCTCCAGTAATAGAAACTAATGCATTGTTAAATGCTGAAAATTATTTTAGAGAATTAATAAATCCATTTATGGATGTTAAAGTTAATGTTGATAGGACTAAAGATACTAAATCTCGATTAGCCTCTCTTATTAAACAACAAGATACATATGGCATGGCAACGCCCGCTGAAAAATTTTCTGAAGCTATAAAAAGTATTGGGCAAAATGAGATTAATAAAATAGATAATAATGTTTTAAATGACGTAAATGATTATTTAATTGGAACTGTTGAATCTTTAAGTCCAGAGTTATTAAAAGTTTTTGGAGATAATCCAAATATTATACAAGCAATATTAGATAATAAAATATCTATTGAAAGTAAAAAAGCAAAAGGCAATACTAAAAAACAAAATAGAAAAATTAGTATTACAGATAAGTCTTTATTAGATAGTGTAATTCAAGCATATGAATCAGAAATATCTGAAAATCTTGGAGAATCAGCAACTTCTACGTCTACTAAAAATTATTTATCTAGTACATTCAATATTAATATAGATAATGCAATTAATAATCAAATTCAATCTTCATTAGATAGGCATGTTTTTGGTGAAGTTGATAAGTCTATTGAAAAACAAGTTGACCAACAAATTGAAAGAGAAATTGATAAACAGACTGAGCAAGCAATTGATAAGCAAAAAGGCGTAATGCCATCAAAAACTGATCCTACGATAGAAACAGAATCTCAGTTAGAAAATTATAAAAGAGTCCTAGGAAAACAATTAAAAGAATATGATAAAGACCCTTTGGCATACATGGAAAAAGATTTACAGAGCTGGTATGATTTAGAAAAGAAAGAGGGTAAAAGCCGAGGAACAACTCTTAATATAAATGAAATAAAAGATGCCATTGCTGAGTTTAAAGCAAAACAACAAACTCAAAAATTTATTAGAAAAGAAGAATCACCCACTACAGAATCTACAATAGAAACAGAATCTCCAATTGTTAAACAATACAAAAATGAACTTGTTAATGCTGCTAAACTAACCAAAGAATATTTGATTGAAGATTTTAGGGATTTGTATAAAGATGAATTAAAAAGCGGTGAAGTAACAGAAGATAATATATTAGAAGAAGCTCAAATTGCACATCAGTCGTTAAGCAGACAAGCAAATAAAAAGAATTTAAAAGAATTTGAAAAAAACCCTTTAAAGCATTTGGAAAATGAATTGGAATGGCAAAAAAAGCGAGAAAAAATAGAAAGCAAAGGCAAAATTTGGTACAGTGTGAGAAGTCTGATAATAGAAGACATGGAAAATGCGATTAAAGAGCTTAAAGCAGAAAAAACAGATAAAAAACTTGTACATAAAAAAGGATACTCGGAAAAGAAAGTAAATTTACTATCAAAAGGTAAATATGAATTAAAAAGTGTTTCTGGTAAAAATATTAATTTTGATTGGGATCCAGAAGGTAATTATTTTATTTATAAAGATGATAATAATCAATATAGAATTACAGACGAAGAGACTGGTAATGTGTTGCCTGGTTTATCTAGAACAATTAAAGGAACAATTGAAGAAGTAAAAACAATGTTACTTCAAAGAGGAATAACTAAGGAAAACTTTGTTGAAAAAGCAAATAAGATAAGAAAAAAAGAGAAAGAACAAAGAAAAAAAATTAAAGAAGAAAAAATTATAGAACCAACTCCATCAACAGTTAAAAAAGACATAGATCCTTTAGTTAAAAAAAGAAATAAACTTAAAGGGTTAAAGGCTCAAAGAAAAGTTATTGCTAAAAATAAGGGTAACTTAGAATCTATTGACAGAGCAATATTAAAACTAGAAAAAGAATTAGGCATTAAAAAAGAAAAAGACACTCCAAAAACTACTGATAAAACTAAAGCTCCTACAAAGACTCCTAAAGTAAGTCCTCAAATGGAAGCTGAAATGAAAATAGAAAAATTTAGTAAAATGGAAGGTGTTACAATAAAAAGAGCTGGCCCAGGCCCAGAATTTACACATAGAATTGGGACTATTATAATTGCTGAAGAATTAAGGAATAAGGGGGTTGGGACTGAGATAGTAAATGCTTTTAAAGATTTATTTAAAGCTAAAAATAGAGACAAAATAGAAATTATAGCAAAAACAGGTTCAGAAGATTTTTGGGTAAAACAAGGATTTGTTAAATATGGAGTATCATCTCAACCCGCAACAGATAAAGATGGCAATATTTATTATCCAGATAAAATGAGATTTTGGATTAATGAACCACCATTAGATCAAGTTTCTTCTGATATAAATGAACAAATAATAGAAAACACATCTAGATTGCCAAAAGTTATAGACAATTATATGGAACCGTCTAAGGCATTTCAATATTTAGATGGGGCTTTTAAAGTTATTAAAGATCAATATGGAATTGACATTGCAGATTTTGTTCCCCCAATGAGTCGTTCCTTAAATGTAATAGAAGATTTAGAAAAAAGAAAATCCCTTAAAAGATTATTAAATGAATGGGCTGTTGAAAGAGATCCATCAATTGCTAGTAAAATGAAAAGTAATAATAATTCTTTAAAAATTATAGACTTAATGGGTCTTGGTGGAATAAAAAGTAGAAGAATAAAAGCTCAAATATCAGACCTTAATGTTGTTTCAAATATATCTAACGCTCTTGACAATCAAGGGTCTGAAGACAGCCATGATATTAGTCGTGAAGGATTATCTATATCTGATATAAGCGATGTTGAAGAAATTTCTAACAATATGACATTTGATACTTATGACTTTGTAGGTGATAAGTTTTTTAAATTTTTAGAATCTACAAGTGAAAAAGGATTTTTAGATCAAAAACAAACAGCTGAATTAATGGATCAAGTTTCCATAAATGATTATGATTCTTTCTTAGGTTTTCTTAATAAAAAATATAAATACACACCAGAAACTATTAATGATAATAATATGGTTAAGAATTTTTGGGTAAGAAATCAACCAATTAATAGACAAGATTCCGTAAATAAACCTTCTTTTTGGTATGCTAATTTAACTGAAGATGGTAAAAAAATTAGTAATAAAGACTCTAAAAATCTTATACCAAAAATAGGAGGTCATCCTAAATATGGTAAAGACATAAGAAATAATAAAGATTTACCAAGAACTACTGGTGTATCTTTCCTTGATTACGATAATGATTCTTATGATTGGAATTTTGGATATTTTCAATATAGTAGAATATATTTAAAAGATATTGTTGATGTTTTTAAAGGTGAAGAGAAGGGATCTTTTTATTCAAAGCCTTCTTACACAGAACTTAGTGGAGCATTAGTAAGAAATTGGGATAAAAAGTTTTCTCAATATGCAGATCAAGATGGATTTGCTAGAACAGTAGTGGGTGTAAAATCTGGAAGTAATAATCCTTCATTTGTTATTGCTAAAGCTAGTCAAGATATAATGGATGTAGCATCTGATGACCAAAGTATTAGAGATTATTTAGATTATGAAATAAGCATTGGAAACTTAACAGATGAAATGTCTAAGGAAATTTTAGAATCAATTAAAAATGAAATATCGAAAGGTAATAAATATTCAGCAGCTCAACATATTTTATCGCATGAAGTATTAAAAAGATGGAGAGGTCGTGATTATTTAATGAGATCTCCTCTTGCATCTCATCATAGTAGAAGATTAGCTATAGATGATGGTGATGGTATAGTAGCAATAGGAACTGGTGATTATACAATTAAAATTGTAGACCAATCTAAAGTATTTGTTTCTAAAGGCATTCCAAATAGCACTTCAGCTACTAAAAAACAACCATTGTCTTCTTATGTTGGTGGATTAGAAAATAAAAATCATTCAGATGGTTCATTGTGGGTTGAAAGTGAATACCTAGACCAAACTGCAGAAGCTATTGGTAGAGTTCCTAATTCTCCAAATTCTTCTAAATTAAGAGAAATAAAAACAAGAATTAGATTTATAAGTAAAAATGATGAGTTTGGTAATAAACATTATAAAGAAGGCACTCAAGAAATAGAAGGTACTCATTATTTAGCTTTAAAACATAATGAGTTTGTACCAGAAGAAGATATTTATATTACAGATGAAAACGATAATGTAATTGTATATACTGCAAATGTTAATGGCAACATAAGAATATTTGATTCAGAAGACAATAGAATAACAATGTTTGGAACTTTAGATGAAGCAAAAGAACCAGATGGAGGTAGTGGGTCATTTAAATTAAATAATAGAATATCAACTGATATACTTACTTTACCAGAAGAATCTAGGCGTATAGTTAAAATACCTAAACAACAAGGTCACAATAGTGCAGCATTCCCATGGTCTTGGTTATCTCATTTACATAATCCAGAATTTGATAAACTTAGAAATTTATTTTCTACTAAAATGAATGCTATTGCAAAAATGAATATGGATGTTTTATTTAGTACAAGAAATAATTCTCAAACTATGAGATCTTTAATGGGTCAAATGAAATCTGATGGTCTTTCTATAATGAGTGAAGTTGATAGATTATTAGAACCTTCTCCTGGTCAAATGATTTCAGATGGATTTATGCATCCACATATTATAACTGGAATGTCTGAATCTATTAAAAACAGAATGTTAAAAGAAAATTCTTATGGAGGTAGAAGAAGGGGTCTTGGAAGTTATCCAGTATTAAAATCAGATTTAGCAAGAAATATAGTTAAGAAAGAAGATGGTGTTGTTATTAGTGCAGATGATGTAACAATGTTAAGATTTTTACAAAATTTATTAAATGTAGATGGGACTGGAAATGAATTAATTAATAATATTAATGAAGCATTAAGATCTAGGAAAGAATATTTAATGGTAGGTAGGTGGCCAGTTTATGCTCCAAGCGCTGTATTTCTAGCAAAAATAGAAAAAGTGATGCCTAAGGGGCATGGTGCAGTAGCATGGCTGCATCCAGAATCTATTGTAGGTAAAATGCAAGCTGACCACGATGGTGATAATGGATTTTTACTAGCACCCTATTTTGGAGATAACTATCAAGACAAAAGCATTATTAAAGCAATGCAATCCGATAGCATTAAAAAAGCATTTGAAAATATGGACAGCTTTGTTCGTTTAGAATATTTTAAGAAAAAAGATAAAAAATATAAATTAACTAAAAAAGCAGATATGTATACAATATCTGGCAAATTAGGTAAAGGTATAAATTCTCAAGGAATACTTATGAACTCAGTAAGTTTTTTAGAGGATATGTATTTTAAAGGATTTAAGGCAGAAGTTGGAGGGCAAACAATTGTTCCTAAAAATCCAGATAAAGAAACTGAAATAATGAATTATGCTCAATTAAATGATGACATTACTCAAGAAATGCTTGATAAAGCTAAAATGGGAACATTAGTGCATAAAGATGGATCTAAATGGGAATCTGGGGATAAATATTTAAAAACAACTCCAATTAAACAATTACATATATTATTACAATCAGCTGTAGATAATGCAAAAGAATTTTTATTAGCAGATTGGGGATATAATGGATATAAGTTTGTTATTCCTAAAATGTTTACTCAAGAAAATGGATCTCCAATAGGGTTAAAACAAGTTAGTACAATGACTTCGTTAATTAGAAAAGAATTAATGCATAATCAAGCAAGAAGAGGAGTTAGTAATGTAGATAATAATTCTCAAGACATAGAAAGTATGTTTGCATTAAGTAAAGATATGCATGAAATGACAAATATGTCTGGAGTGGAGCAAGGTGAGATAATAAGAAATAAAGCAAATGGTAGAAGATTAAGATATGGAGAAAGAAGTCGTTTATATAAAGATACAATGGAAATTGATAAAATAATATTTAATAATAAAAATACTCCATTAGAGCAATTATTGTCTATACCTCATCAATCATTATTAGATTATGAATCTTTAAATCCAAATGATAAAGTACATAATCATCCATTAGGTTATCATCCAAATAGGATTACAAGAGGAATTGTCCAAACTCAAAAAGATTTATATACGATACAAAAAGAAACTCAAAGATGGTATCCAGAAACAAAAGAATTTTCTAAAGATAAAGAAGTTGCTAGAAGGTTTATTAATGAATCTACTCGTGAATTTTATAATATAATGATGGATGCTGTAAGCCATCAAGACAAAACAAAAAGTCTTATTACGTCATCTGGTTACCCATATCAAGAAGAATTAATTAAATATATAGAAAAATGGAAATTTAAAGGAGATAAGAAAAAAGGATTACCTTCTTGGGATAAAATGTCAGAAGAACAGAAAGCTTATTCTACTTTAAGATTTTTAAGAGGTGTTTTAACATTAGATGGTAAAAATAATGTTTCAAGAAATCGTGATGTAGAAAAACTTTTACCAATGCCGTTAATGCATCAAGGAGTTTATACTGAGTTTATGAATAGATTTGGCCCTAATTTAAGGGAAGCTTCAAACGAGAGAATAACTTTAAAATCTCAATCAAGATATGAAGATATTAATGATAAAACTATTGAACAACTATTAAAGGATTGCCCATGAGTTTTTGTGATGATAAAAAATTAGCAGCTAAGCTTTCAAAAGAAGCAAGATCTGAATTAGAAGTTAATTTAGAAAGCGGAATATCTCGCATAATTGAATATCCTTTTGATAACAGACCAAATTTAAAAAAAGAATTAAAAAAAGCTGTTAAAAAAAGTGATAAAAAATTTATTCAACAGCAAATAATAAATGAAGGTAAAAGATTTTTAGAACATAAAAAATTATTTTCTCATTTTTTTAATAAAAGTATTGAACATTTAAATAATTCTAGTGTATTTATTGTTCCTAATGATTTTGTAAGCAATAGACTTGATTTTATACAAGGCCTTTTTCAAGAAGCTTATGGTCAATCAACTTTTAGTAGAAAAGGAGCTTTGCAATTATCTGGTTTAAATAATTCAGAAAAATGGGATGCTGGTAAAATAAGATATATTTTAAATAAAGTTCAATCTTGGGAAAAAAGAGCTGAAAAAGATCCTTATTTAAGTGATTATGAAAATACAATAAAAAAACCATTATTAGTAGGTGCTTCACTTGACCCAACTGGACAAGCTTTAAAATTAGTTAAAATGACTACTTCAGCTCTTGATAATTATTTACAAAAAGGATATTCTTGGAAAATAAGTATTGTTGATCCAATTACTCAGAAAAAAAATCCATTATCTCTTGAAAATATTAATATAGAAATTATTAAAGCTTCTACTTCTGCTGATGTTGCTGGATTTGATTCTAGACAAAATAAACAATTAGCTGAACAATTTTCTGAAGAATTATTACATGATGAAGTTAGAAATATTATATCAAGAGATATTCCAACGGATCCTAAACAATTTATAAAATGGAGAAACTCTTGGGAAGGTAAACAATTTTTTGGTTATATAAAATCCGAATCAGAAAGACATGAAATTGGAGAATCCGATTCAAAGTATGTTATGATTCCTTTACATAAAGAATCGAATGGTCAAAAAATATTAAGAAATTATAGAAAGTCTCAATTAAGTGAAGGTTCTATTTCAGTAGATCCTAGTGAATTAGAAAATGCCTTTCTTGTATATAGAATACCAGACAATATGAATAATTTTTTAAAGAATATTAAAAATAATAAATCAATTACTAAAGAATTATTAGAAAAAGATTTATTAAAAAATGAAATAGAAGAAGGTTTTTATACAGCTCAAGAACATAGAGTTTATAAATATGAAACTATTGCCAACACTGATATGCCCAAGCGTAAATATGCAAATTGGTCTAAGGGCGTTGATTATAATGGTAAAATATATGATCCACCAGATGCTTGGATGCCGGGTATGTGGAAAGCAATTGATATGCAACGTGAATGGAATGAATTATTTTATGAAAAAGTTTTAAATGTTGAAACTCAAAAAATTAATGAAGAATTAAATACATTTTTAAAAGGAATAAATAAAAAACTTATAAATAGTGGTTGGAATAAAAAAGATATAGAAAATTTAATTGATACTATTAATTTAATGGGAGGTATGCAATTTAATTTAATTAAAGATTCTCAAGGTAATTTTGCTACATCTAATTCATTTGTTAAAAAAGCATCAAGATGGAATTATGGACATGTAAAATTTGATAACCCAATTTATCAGAGTATGATGGACGAAGCTTTAAATTCTATAAATAAATCTTATTTACCAGAAATAGAAGCTCAATTAGCAACTGATAATTTTATAATTAAAAGCAATGAATCTTCATTAGCTGAAAAAGCAGAAGCTTTAGATAGCATAACTATTCTTGAGTCTAAGAAAAAATATTATGAATCTATAGTTGAAAACATGGAAAATCTTCTATATGGTGAAAACTCAACAGATCAAGATAGAAAACAAATGTTTTTATCAAGTAAGATATTAGCTACTAAATCAAGAACTTTATTTACAGATAATAAACTTAGAAGAAAAGACAGATCTGTTCATAGCGAATATGTAGATCAAGCTTTTAGAGCAAATGAATTAACAAAATTAAAACTTGAATTATTTAAAACTGTATTATCATTGCAACATAATCAACCATTAGTTAATTATTTAGTTGATCAAGTTAAAGTTGCTTCCGGTGGGGCTGATATTGAAGCTGGTTTTATGAATTTAAATTATAGTGATCAAAGAATTAGTGATATTCTTAGTAAATATATATCAGATATTACCCCAGAAAAAGTAAAGCAAATTGGATTAATTATTAGAGGTTATTTATCAGCTGCTAATCTTGGTGTTTGGACTGCAGTTACAAACAATACTCAAAGATTAAATAAAATAATTAATTATGGATGGAAAAAAACTTGGGAAGCTATGGATGCAGTTAAAAATGGGATTGACGGATTTACCGCTTCTGAAATTAGAGAACAAGTTGAAGAGACTGGAGTTCTTCACCCGGGTAATGCTTTTATAGATATGTTAAGTATGAATATTAATATGCAAGTTGGTACTGAATGGAAAGAAGCTTTAGCCCCTATAAGAGATGTGGCTTCACTTTGGAAAGCAACTACTTTAGATTCATGGTTAAATAGAAGTAATTCTTTAGATAATTTAATAAAAAGAGCATCTAGTCAAGTTAGTGGAGAAAAAGTTCAACTTGAAGAAATAAAAAGAATAAAGACAGAATTATATAATATTGTTAATGAACCTACAAAAAACAATCTTAAAGATAAAAAAAGATTAGAAAAAAGATTAAAAGATTTAAGACTTGGGCTTACACAATCTGGTATTAATAGATTAATAAATTGGAAATTGCAATGGTTTCCACTTGGATTAAAAAATAAAATGTTTACAATGGCTGGAACTGAAGAACAAATGAGATTGGAAGTAGCTTTTCAAGGACTAAAAGAAGCTAAAGAGATGGGCTTAATAAATACAGAAAAAAAGAATTGGAAATATACAGATAGTCCAGAAGCTGTTGAAATGGCTAGGCTTTATGTATATACTAATTTATTTGGATTTACTCAAGTAATGAATCCTAAAATGTTTAGAGGAGCTGTAGGTGGAAAGGCATTTCTTTGGAGACAGTATGATTATAATCAAGTTATATTAGAATATGAAATGTTTAGATCAGCTGCTATGTCTCCAGAATGGGCTGCGAAATATGGAGAAGGTGCTTCTATGGGAGCTTTAATTGCAGCTAGATTGCCATTTCAAATTGGTAAAAATATTATAAGAGCAGGTACGCAAACAATGAGAGCGATGGGTATGAGCAAAGAACAAGTTTCACAATTGCAAAAAACAATGAAATTAAATCCAGAATTAGATGATAAAAATCTTCAAAGAGCTACTTTATTAATGATGACAAGAGGGATGGCTTCAATAGCTTCTTTTATACTTTATACACAATGGGCTCCATATACTATATTAAGAGAAGGTCAATTATTAATTGGATCTATGGTAGGAAAAAATAAAATTAATCAAAGAGCTTTAATGGGATTTGGAAGCCCACTTGTAACTAAAACTTTAATGATTGCAACTTTAATATCTGCTATTATAAAAGCTATTGACGGTGATGATACAGATGATTTTATTGAAGATGTATTAAGAGAATTACCATTTTCAGTTGAACTTACTTCTTTATTTTTATGGTTATATGACTTTAGTGGAAATGCAATTAAAGGGGTAAGACCTTATTTACCAAGTCCAATTAAAGAAGTTGCTCAATCTATTGATAATTATATAGATTAAAAAAAAAGACGAGTGACAGCGTTAACCATTACTGTCACCCGCCTTTGGATAACCATGGCTAGGTTAATTAATTAATTTACTTATTTTATGTATTTCATCATTTAATTTTTCTAATAAGTTTGATATTTCTTTTATTTTCTTTTTTAAATATTCATTGCTTTCTTTATTCATAAGATCCCCCTCCTAACATAATATACATATTAAATATTCCTACTTTAAATATAATTAATTCATTTGATATATTTAATTCTATCCATAATAAATTAAAAAATAGATTTAATGTAAAAATATACTGAATAAAGAATCCACTTATTTTTAAACAATCTATTTTGAAAAACGGGTAAAAACTTTTTTCCCATTTAGACTTTACTTTTACTTCCTTTGCTGTCATTTTTGTTCTCCTCTTGTTTTGTATATAAACCATACATTGCTATTAATATTGCATCAGCATTATATAAAGTAACAGTTTTATCTGTATAATTCTGTGCAATTTCTTTTAACTCTCTCTTTCTTTTTGGTTTATCTTTAGATAATTCAATATCTAATTTTACTTTCCAATACTTCATCCATTTTTGTGGACTTACTTTTTCTACTTCTATTCCATGTGCAGCTAGTATTCCTAACCACATTCCATAATTAGTGCCAAATTTAAATAGGGAACTTCTACCATCGTGAGGCATTGCGTGGACTTGTTCTATGTAAGCATATGCTTTATTTTTTCCTACATAGGATTGCACTAAAGAAGACATTTCTTCTGTACTTTTAGGGCATTTATGTGAAGTAATACCCTTTTCCCAGCAAGCTATTGCTCCGCCAGCACCTGGATCTATTCCTAATATTATCATTGCGCATCCTTTCTATGTGAATAATTATGTGAGCTTTTAACCCATTTCTTTTTATATGGTTTGTAATTTACGCTTGGTTCGTATTTATTGCTTATTATTTCCCCATCAAATACTTCTATTATTTTATCAGCTAATTCATTTCCAGTTTTTTCCCCAATAGATACATTATTCATATATTTACCACATCCTTTATTAAAAACATTATTTGGTATTTGTTTAGGGATGTCACCACCAACAATATCAAACCAATGACACTTACGTTCATGTTCGTAATAACATCCCAAACAACTTTTATGCAATATTATCTTTCTCCGCCATAGATGAGTTCATATAGAATTTGCATCTTCCTCCATTGAACCCAACTAAATGTGTACCAATCTTTCCATATCTACTTTTAGCAACTATAATCTCACTTTTATATGGATTATACTTTTCACTATCAAAGTTATGTCCATAGAATACAAACATTGCTGATTCAGCAGTCTGCTCGATTACACCTGACTCTGCATAATCACTCATGCGAGGTCTAGGATCAAATCTTTTTTCTATTTCCCTATTTAACTGTGATACTAATATTGCTGAACAATCTTCTTGTTTACACATCCATTTGTATTCTTGCATGATCTTTTCAATTTCGAATCTTCTGCCTTCCTTAATACCATTAACATCTATTAATTGAATATAATCATCTATTACAACATCTGGTTTATGTTTAGCAATTTCCCTTAAACAATCATCCAATGTTCTAACTGTATCATACATAAGAAAGTTTTCATAATCGTGTTTCATTTTATCTGCAATTAATTCAAACTCTTCTTTACTTGTTTCTGATAGGTCATTTCGTCTTATATCTCCGTATTTAAGAGCGTTTGATTCCATTACTACCATTTTCTTTAACATTTCTGTATTACTCATTTCTCGGTTAAATAACATGACTTTATAACCTTGTTCAATTAATCCTTTAATGATATTAATTACAAGAGTTGTTTTACCATGTCCAGGCCTACCACCTAATACAGTTATTTCTTTACGAGTCATTCCACCTGCAAAAGTATCTAGATGTCCTAGATTAAATGGAATAAGATTAGAGTCTTCTTCAACAGTAGCTTTCATCTCTTCAACTAATACTTCAATGTTCCTTTGTTTAGAAGGTTGTACTTGTCTTAGTTCTTCAATAAGCCTACTATGTTTCTCTAATATACTTCCTACTTCTTTATAGTCTTCATAAGAAGCATTAAGTAAAGATTCTGCTGATTTAGCAGTTTCTCTTTGTATGAACTTTTCCCATATTATTTTTGCATAGTTTTCAATATTAGCAGTTGTCGTAAAGCTTTCAGTTAATCCAGTTATGTAATATGCTTTACTATCTCCATGCATATCTTTTACTTTATTACTTAATGTCACAAAATCTATATCTATACCATCTTTATATAGATCTGACATTGCTTCCCATATTTGCCTATTATCTGTTGTGTGAAAAGCACTATTATTTCTTATCCAAGCCATAGCAATTTCTTGCTCTCTTTCTCCTCCTTGAATAATACATCCTAATAAAGCTTGCTCAGCCTCTAATGCAGATGGTGGTACTTTTATATTACTACTTTGTGATATTTCTTTAGCCATTTGTTCTCCTATTTATCAAATAAACCAACTTGATTGATTGGTTCATAATTTAGTATTAAGTATTCTTTTCTTTCTTTATTTTTTGCTTCGTCAGTTGCTCCTGAGTATTTTAAATCAATAGTTCTAACATCATAATCTTTATAGAGTTCTTTAACTTCTTCTCTATGATCATAACTCACCATGAATTTTCCACCTTGTTTATGTATCTTATCTACTTTTTCTTTTAGCCTTAAATGATCATCAGCATTGAAATTATGTTGATAGTATTTATTGCCTTTTTCGTGTGCTACAAAATATGGTGGATCAAGATACCAAAAGTCTCCTTCTCTTGGATCATATTTATCCACTAGATCAGCAAAATCTAGATTTTCTATTGTAGCTCCACCTATTTTCTCCCTTGAATATTTAAATTCTTCTTCCCAATTTTTATTCCAATCCTTAACCATTGACATTGGAGTATGTATCAATTTATTAAAGCTGTGCCTTATGCAATAAAAGTATTTTGCAGCTCTTAATGGATCGGGTATCTCAATCTCTTGTTTTTCTTGTACTTCTACCTTGAAATCTAAAAACAATTCACGAGACTTGGGAAGCCAATTTAATATTTCTACTAATTTATCTAAATCATGTATTACACACATATATAGATTTACAATGTTGTTATCTTTATCGTTGAGTACGTTCCATTCTGCCTTGCCTTTTCTAAAGAACATTGATAAACCTCCAGAAAAGACTTCAAAATACCTATCATGGTGGGGTATAAGAGGAACAAATTTCTTGCTCAAGGTATATTTCCCACCATAATAAGGTATAATTATAGGACAGTCGTACCAATCAAGCGATGGCAACTTTTGCCTCTTTTTGAGCCCACTTTTTAATTGTAGGATACAATCTTCCTTCAATTCCATGAGTGGATTGGGCGTTTCTATTCATATGATGACTTAATACGTTAGTTCCTACATTAAATAAATCCCAAAACGAC